TTCTGCACTTCATCAATTAATATTCATAGAAATACTTGCTCTTCAAGAACTATCTCAACTAATAACTGCAAATACCCAATTTCAAGAATTTACAGTAGATGTGGATTGGTAGACATTAATTCAATAAACTGTAGTTAAATAGAGTGTAATTTTTCAATTACTATCTGTTAGTAATTCAAAAGGATAAGATAATCAGCTGGATTCTTTATCTATCATAAATTGTCTTGTTGTCCCTGTAGCTTTAAACCATACAAAACAAGTCCGAGCAGTTAATCAAGCATCAAGAAAGGTTGGGTGTGAAAAATAATTAGCTGTACTAAATCAACTAAATCAAGCACTATTTCATAGCCTATCAGTTCATATTGTAGGAGTTCAAGTCTTAGTTAGATTATATGTTCAAGTGTATTCTGTTGTATCAGCTCAATTAGCAAACTTCCAATAAGCTATTAGTCAGGTTATTGGTGGAGTTCAAGTTGATTTTCCAGTTCATATAAATAAAGGTAGCATCATAATTAGAAATTGTTAAGTGCTCATACTAAGTCCCATTTTGAGTCAGTAGTATTCCATATAAACTGCATATAAAGAGTTTTACTTAAAATTGTAGTTGTAGGAAGTGCTAAATCAGATGATGCTCTAAATTGACTACCATAAGTTAAAGCTCTTGCAGTTCAATTGTCTTTTATTCTAATAACCATAACTTGTCAATTCACAGGACTTCAAGATGGATTATTAAATAATAAAGCTCAGGCTTGTGCAGTTATACAGAAGAAATCTTGTCCTGTTGAACCTACATTAATTGAAGTTCAAGTATCTGTTGTAAAACTTGTAAAAGTATTATCTCTAGGAACTATCCTTTTATATAATAAATCATTAGTAGAAGTTTCTGTTACAAGTCAAGTTCATCAAGTAGTTAAATCAGTATTTACTTGTACTCCTGTCAATATTTTTCAAAGTGTTTCTCAAAATGTAACTACATATAAATATGTTCAGTCTGATACACTAGAAAGTCATCAGTCTGTAAGTCAAACTAAACTATATATAGTCTCTACTCAAGCAAGAGTAAATTTTGTTAAGTCGGCAGTATAGTGAGTAATCCATAAAACCGTTCAGTCAAAATATAATGAAGACTGTGAACCTGTGGTTATTGGATATGTATTAAGTTCGGTTCAAGTAGTATCTATTTGCGAAAGTATATCAGTATATAAAATCCATAAATCAGTTCAGTCAAAAGTAATTGAAGTTCCATTTGACTGTGAAACTGTATATGGAGTTTCTACTCAAACTGTTGTTATTTTTGAAACTGTATTATCTTTATTTACTGTCCATAAATCAGTTCAGTCAAAAGTTATAGCATTTGATGATTTTGTTATTGGATAGTGAGTAAATGTTCAAGCAGGAGAAATCTTTGTGATATATCACTGCATTCATATCCAGTCAAATCAGCAAGTCCACATATTAACTCAGTCAAATACAATACTTATAGGAATGTAAGTCATTCAGGCATATTCTGTTATAGTTCAGGTAGGTGCTACTTTGGCAATTGCTTGGCCAAATATTCATGTAACCCACATATTCGTTCAGTCAAAAGCTATTTTCTGTGGTCAAAATCAAGGAGAGAAAGTATAAGTGGTAACTACTCAAGCTGTTGTAACTTTTGCGATAAGTTCTCATCATATTTCACATACTACCCATAAATCAGTTCAGTCAAAAGCCACTGACACTGCTCATAATAAACTTCAGGATCATAAATCAGTGTAACTTTTTACAGTATCCACTATACTTAATCATTCTCAATTTACTCAAAGATTTTGTAGTGCAGTTTTGTAATCAGTTAATCAAGAAAGATTTTCTGATTTAAGCATATCTCATGATCATCAAACTACTGTATATGTACTTCAACTCCATCTATAACTAAGTGAAGTGTCAATTGCTACATATATCTTTCCTGATTCTCATGTAACAGGAAAAGCTGCTAAATCTGCATATTCAAGAACATCATCAATGTAACTAGGTAGATTAGCTTCTGGAACTAATCAATTAACTAGTCAATCATTTTTAACTTCTCATAATATTGCATCGTATATAACTCACATTGTTTTAAAAGGTTATTAATAAAATTATACTGTAGATAAATAAGTATATGAAGCTCTATTATCCCATTCAAATTTCATATCTCATGATTCTTTTCAGTTTACTATTGGAAATTCTTCTGATGTTGTGTCTCAAGCTATTACTATAGCTTTAATACTCCAACCTGCTTCTGATGGTAGAGTTCAAATTAAAGCTGTTCAAACATATACTAATGCAGGATCTGTAGAATCTGTATATGTTTTAATATTTGTAAGATTTTTTCAATATGCATTATCCATATTTTAAGTTTGTTAATAATAATAAAATAATTATATTTAATTATTTATAGTATGCAAGAATTTTTCACATAAAATAAAAATCCCTGCGTATAACAGGGATCAGTATTTTTTGTATTTATATTAGGCCCAAGCAGCGATATCAACTCAAGTAGCATCAGTAGCAAGTTTAGCAGTAGTAATAGAAAGATCTGGAATATTAACTGCATTGGATTCTAGAACCCAAGCTGAACCACTCCATTTATAAAATCTCCCTGACTGAACATCCTCTCTTATCTCATAAAGCACATTTCCTACTGTAGGAAAACTAGATGAACTAGGAGTAACATCACCATCAAGAACCCATGTTAGGGTAGAATCAAATCTATAAGTTAATCCATCAGCAGGATCGACCCTTGTTTCTCATACGAGAACATTATGTGTAGGTAACGACATAAAAATAAATTTTAAAATATAAAGCGTAACAAATAAGTTACGCCTATAGTATATATATATATTCAAATAAAAAGAAAATTTATTTTCTTAAATGGTAGTTTTTTTTAGATTATCAGTAGTGTTTGGAATTGTCTGTCCACATGTAGGGCACACATTCTTAGTTAATCTAGGATCTTTTGGTTTACCTAAATTTCATTCATCTATTATAAACTTCATTCAATCACTAACTGTATCAGGTGTAAATCTAGGATTAATTCTTTTGACATTAGGATCAATTCCCTGATTAGGGAATGCAAGCTTGATCTTTTTCTGCATTGGAGTGTAAGGTGGTAGTGTTACCATAATTCTTTTGTTAATAATAATGTTATTACATTATATTTTTTTATATGTGTATGTAAATATTTTTTTCTGTAATCTTCTGTAATTTTTTGTAATAATATTTATTGTAGTAGTATACTTTATTTTTTTATGTGCAGTCAGATTATGTTTAGACGACATAATACATATAAATATACATAGGACATAATAGCCCCATGAAAATACAAAAATAAATATAGACAAGAAAAAAAGAAGAAGAAAAAATAAAGAATAAGAAAAATAAAAAATAAAATAATAATAATAAGAGAGACAATAGAAGAAAAGAATAAAGAAGGAATAAATAAAAAGGAATAATAAACACACACAGTAAATAGGTAAAGGGGTCACTAGAAAAAACACGAAAGGGGTCAGAGTAAATTAGTAATAGTAATAGTAATAGTAATAATATATATAGTAAATATAATATAATAATATATATATAAATATATATATTATATATTAGTATATATAGATATATACTATATATTAATGTTGACTATCGTCAATAACTCTTTATAAAAGATTTAACAGAAATAACAATAACCCCTGCTTAAGGACTAGTCCTTATGAACCTAATAAGCTGTATGCTTATAAACTACATTCCTTTCTAAAGGAAGCGAAGTTGCATTGTTCTGTGCCGTATGCTGTACGCATTTAGCACGCTGTCGGTTCCCAAACTTTATAACATCAAATCTCGAACTGAAGTGGGAAGTAAAGCCTTGCCTGAAAGGTACCAATCTGCTAGGGGATACGTTATGCTTCCACAAATGGCAAAGCTCTTTGGGGCAATAGAAATCTCCATGCAATAAGATGTTGGGGAGATATCTTATTAACTAGAAAATTATTAGGGTGGTGGTCGGTGGAAGGTGGTGGCTCTTATTGTAAACAAGTGGCGAGCGACAGCGAGCCACATCTTTCGAAGAAAGATAATACAGCCATGAGGATTGAGAAAAAAAAGACCATCAATGAAGGCGTTGCCTTCATGTATTATATCAATAGATTTTATACCATACGCAAATAAAACCAAAGTGTATTTGGCTAATAATTATTTATAAGTTCTTAGTTAATTTCTATCGGCTTGTCTTTGTCTGACAGTCTGCATTTAAATTTACTTTGATATGTTAAGTCTTGGCTTCTACTTCTTATCAGTCGTCTTCTTCGGCTTACCATTTGGCAGTCTGCAACTTCTTACTGATGTGAACATTATATATTTATCAGATAATAAGTCAAATTAAAATTAATAATTGGCATAACAATGCTATTATTTTAATAAGTAATTAAAAAATAACTGTAAAAAAGTTAGTACAACCAAACTAATCCAGACAAGCACAAGAGATGACGAATTACTGTCATATAACTGGTAGTATTTAGACATTAAAATTAACTGTTTCTTGAAACATATGATAAGAAAAGATATAGTCCTATGTTATGTTAGTATTTATTTATGTGATTGTTTATTATATATAGTACATAGTACTTAGTTAGAGGTTATATATAATACATTATAGTAATACACAATCGCCGACAAAAATGATCTACAAAAAAGAACCTAGTTCAAGAAAGATGTTAGGTTCTTTTAGATATATGTAGGGAAGTATTATTTACAACCTTTCTTTCAAGGTTTACATGCTCATCATTTCTTTCATGGAACAGGCATAGATTTCTTTGGTGCACATTTTGCCATAGCAATATAATTAATAATTAATGTAATTATTATATTATTATTATATGATAATGCAAATGTTTTTTGAAAAAAAAGATAGCCTAAGCTATCTATAAAACTTATTTTATCTTAAAGAAATTTTTCTTATGTACATATCTATTGACTTCAGTATCAGTTGCCTGAACTTCAACTCAATCAATCTCTCCTGTTCTATACATTTAAAACAGTAAAACAGTAAAACAGTAAAAGAAAAAAAAGACCTGCAAATTTAGCAGGTCTTTTTATTTATCAGAATATTATTTAAATGAATCTAGTAAAACTTGATTAACAATAGTAAAAGTATTATCAGTATTAACAGTAGCTATTGGAAAGAAATTACTTACACGATTATCTTTACTTCAAGTGCGAGTAACCTGAGATATATTACCATTATCATAACAGGTAAGATATCAATCTTTCTTTGTCAATTTACAAGAAGCATTTCAGACTTTTGTTTTAACAGATTCGATTACTCAATCAGCATTAACTTTATCTTCGAATTTAGCTTCCATAATTTCAGGTTCTGTATTAGCAACAGGAACAGAGAACTTATTAATAAAAGCTTGAAGAAGAATTTTAGGATTAGCAAAAGAAAACTTTTCAATTGCCTGTTGAAGACTTTCCATTATAGGTTCATCAGCAAGAGTAACTTCTACTGGAACAATCTTAAGTTGTAATAGTGCCATATATTTATAAAGGTTAAAAGATAAAGGCAACAGTATACATAAAAAGTATACAAAGAATTTTATACATATATAATATTATTTTATTAAACACATAGTGTTTTATAAAACAGTTCTTTGTAAACAGACAGATATAATAATCTGCTAGATATAAACCATTTCATTTTCTACAAAGTCCATATAGTTTTATACTATTAAACACCCAAGTTGCACTTGTATTAATTTGTATACAGTAAACAACTTATTAATTTAATAGCAACAGCATCAATAAGATACTATAGTCTTATATATTATTTGATCGCATTTAACTAGCGAGTTCTAGCTTCTCCCTATAGGGTGCTTGAACATAATATATAAGATACAGTATCTTATAATAATATAGGCAGCTTAACGCCAATAAACAAACATAGCATATATTGTAAGCTAATATATGTGTTTGTTTATCTTTTTATATTATTATAAGATAGTATTTACTAATTTGATCCCATCTAGATTTTTCTTCAGTTTATCCAATTAGTAGAATAAACTATAAATAAGAATTAGTCGCGGCTCTTATTAGCCCGAACATAAGCCCCTCAGCTTGACTTATGTTCTTCTGTTTGGTTCGTTGTATTTTTTATCCTGCCCAACCCCTTTGGCAGTTTTTACATTATACATAAGCTGTTCGTGTATAAAAGGTTTTATAGTCTTTACTGACTTAAAATATATCAATAGGTTTTATACCTCTAAATAAAACTTACCTTTGTAAACAACTAATAATCTAAACCCCTACTAATGAGTTCTTCTTTCAATGCAGATACAAATGGACAAAGCCATTCTATGTATCTATCATCAAAATCAAATTCAAATTCTTTATCAATCTTTTCAGATAGATAAAGTCTATATGAATTAAGTAAGTGTTTATTAGAGTAGGTCTCAATATATTTAATATTGATATCTACTCATTGTAATGTTTGAGACATAATTTTTTAAATTATATATTATTGGTGGACTGGCTTACCAAAGATCAGGTAAGACTAACATAAAATAATTTATGTACGCAGCCCATAAAAAGATTAAGGCTGTACACAGCTGTACTAAAACTCCTTAATCTTATATGATATATTATACTGCTATCAACAGTTGAATACTTTAGAGATAATATATATCCCATTCGCAAAAGTATTTCTCAAGCTACATTTTTTAATTAAGCTTTATTGACTGAGTATACTACGTATAGTTTACCACTGCAGTCTCAAGTATCAGGCGAGTCTCTCTCTCGCATGAGACCTATGAATGCAGGCATAGGTTGCTCGTATAGTATTGAAATTCTGCAGTTCAATACTACGCAAACAACCTACGCCTGAGACATAGTCTATTTACAATTTTGATTTTGTTCTTGAATAAGTTCAGAAAGAATAATATCATTAGAACTTCTTTCGATTTTATTTTGAAGATCAAAACAATAAACATTTTTATTAACATTATGAAACCATAATGCTAAACAAATAAATATAGTAATGATTCAAACTATCAATCATTGAACACAGCCTTTTATAAAAGCTGTTTTACGAGAACATACTCTCGTCTTATTAAATTGATTCATTTGTATTTATTTATTATTATTAAATACATTTCAAGAGTTAGATGAATACATCTTAATCTCATTTAAGAGTTTAAGATTATATTCTCTAACTTCAAGAAGTTCTTTTTCTTTTGCATTAAGTTCTCTGTCTCTTACAGCTTTATATTCTGTAAAAGTATCAGAGAATCATTCAGCAATATTAATAGATTTATGCCGAGTATCTCTCATAGATTTATTATCATTGATCACCACTTTAGTATCAGCTTCTTTACTTTTAATTTTTAATTTCAAAGTAATATTGGCTGACCTTAAAGTAGGATGTTCAATTATAAACATAGCATCATCTGATATTTGAACTACTGTTTTAACTACAGTAGCTATGGTTATGTTATCTGCAACAGATTCAACAATACCATATGCTTCTTGTTTATTCATAATTAATTTTATTTAATACGAAATATAAAGTTCTCGTCAATAGTTTGACGTAGAACAACTGACATGCAATTCAATACATTATTATTCCATCTCTCTAATGAAGTTGCATAGTAACTAGGATCACCTCAACCTCAAGGACTAAGACTTCAAACAGATTGCTTATGTCAAAGCAAATCATTATTTAAAGTTTTAAAAATCGCACGAACTCAAGATTCAAGAGTAGGAAATGAAACTTTATTTCATCTATCATTGTTGCCTACATTACCTATATTATTTTTTGTTTTAGTATGTCTTCAGATTGTAGTGTCAGCCCGAGATATACATAACCCAAGTTCTTTCTTTATCTTAAAATCTTTTTCTGCACGAATCCAGTACTCAACTGGAACCTTAGCATTCAAAGTAATTTCTTCAAAAGAAGAACCATATAATTCAGACCTAGGTTTTGTTTCTCAAAAACTTGTGTAACCCCATCAATCTTTAAATACTCTTTTAGGAATTATCTTTTTGATGGAGGGTACTGGACTTATAGCCCCTGTTGCAACTCATGAATTAATGAAACCAGTAAGTGTAGATCAAGTAGAAACTATATTAAAGTTAATTCTTATTGTATTAGAATTAATCTTATAAAAAGAATCAATAGATTTCACAATTCATGTTTGACTATTTCATTTAATTATTGCTTCTATATATATTTGATCAGCAATAACAGATTGTAATTTAGCTTCTAATTCTGTTCTTGTATTTAAAGTAACAGATAAATCAGCAGAAGCTTGATTAATAATATTAGCTCTTATGTATTCAGGATTGCTAATCCTATTTATATAAGAAGTTATTGTAACAAAAGTATAAACAAAAACAAAAAGAACAATAGTAATTATAGATTTTATCTTGGCTCATGCGAGTAAGTCTATAATTTTAATTTTAAAATTTTCCATGTTTATATAAAAGTTAAATAATAAAATATGGAACTTACGATACTATTTTACATTCGTATACTTACGAACTATAAAATAATATCAAAGGGTTTTATACCCTTGAATTAAATCAATCTTTGTACACAGTTAAAGTGTCTGGAATTTCCAAACTGTTAATAACCAACCTACCATGAGTGCTATAATAATTCAAGACTTATCTCATGTAAAAATACTAAACACTAACACAATCAAATCTAATATGATTGCTAATGTTAGTAACCACGATTGTATCTTCTTCATAAATGAATTAGATTAATAAATAAAATATAAGATAGATCTCTATCTTTTCTTAGCAATAAGAATTGCCTGCTTAACAGCATAAACAAATCTTTCTTTACTAGCAGAAATATCTGCTCAATAAAGATATGCTAATACTAATAATTTAATTAACTTCATAACAAATAAGATTAAATAATAAAATACTTACGATACAAAGATATATCAAGAGGTTTTATACCTCTATTAAATCAATCTTTGTACACAGAACCATAACAACTAATCCAAGCACAGGAGATATACTCCTGTACTAAATTAATCTTTATGATGGATATGCTATAGGTAGATTCCTTTCTATACAAAACTTATTAATCAATCTTGCTTCATAAGGTTTAATCTTATCAGCTCACCTTACTCATAACAATTGATGTCTACAGTATGAACCTCTTGCAGCTCATACATCCTGTCAGTTTATTATCATAGATATATTATTAAGAAATATTAATATGATCATCTTCCCATTTTCAATATGAATCAATATACTTAATGGTAGATTTAATGTCTTTATTTTGAACTGCATTATTAAGTGGAACAAATATATTCTTAAGATCAGCATTCTCTTTTGTTAATCAATTGATAACTTCTTCATTGTGTTCAATGATTCATTCTATCTCTTGACATATAGTAACTATCTCATTTATTTTCTTATCAGTAAAGAATTCATTATTGATTCTTTCTGTAACAATGTCTGCTTTATACATAGTATTAATTTGGTTAGTGTTAATTAAAGGTTCGTTATAGTCTCAATCAGCACTACCTCAAAGAGTTTTCCTTGTATCATTAGTCTTATTACCATATATATCATAGTCTCTGAATAATGAAAAAGGATAAGATCATGTAGTTCATTTATCATTAGTTATTTCATAGCCATAATCATAAACATATCTAACCTTATAATGTTTACCAACAGTAAAATAATATTGATAGTTATCAATTTTATTCTTAATACACATTACATACTTATCTTTCTTATAAGAAGTACGAGTATAATTTCACATATTAATTAAGTTAAAAAATATCAGGGGATTTTATACCCCTGAATTAAATCATTCTTTGTAAACAAAACTAATCAATAGATGATGTGATTATACTAATGATATCTTCTTTGCTTCTTTTAGCAGTAAGCCGACATCATCAGTAAGCAAATCAATCTGATTCTTCTAATAAAATATATGAATAACCATCAAAGAAATCAAACCGAACATATGATTTCTTTCAGAACCGAATGTATTCAGAAGTCTTATTAATCTTTGCATCCTTAATCATATGCTTAACAATTTCTGGTAGTGACTTCTTTAATAATTCATTATCGAAATCAGCTATCAAAGTAACTTTACGCTTTACTTTCATGTTTGTTCAAGGTTACATTCTAAATTAATCTCATCAATAGGAGACTGCAAATCTTGAGGTTTAAAGTTATATCAAGAGCAGTCGGCTATATACATAGCCTGTTCCCATATATCTGCATTGTCAGGAGCATGTTCATATGCTTCTATAACTCAACCATCAATCTCTAAATCATCAAGATTACTTTCTCTATTAGAAAATATTTCATACACAGTAGCATTGATAGCTTTCTCTGATGTAGATTCTTCTAATACAAAATACTTTCAATCTTCATTGTATCATTTGAACTCAAATGATTTATCATTACAATAATAATCTTTGAGTTTAGAATACACAATCTCGCAGAACTCTTGAGCTTGATACATAACAATTTCATCTTCTGAAATATCATCTTCCATAATCATTTCAACATACTTCATAATAGTAGATTCATTCTGTTCTTCTTCTAAACAAAATTGTTCCCATTGTGTCTTAAGATTATTAAGTAGATCTTCATTATCAATTTCATTTCATTGCATATCACAAACTTGAAATTCATCAAAAGATCAACCTCAATAATAATAAGTATTGTTATGTGTTACATAACCTACATATCAAGTGAAATCTAATACTAGATCACACTTGTATGTTTTAGTTTCACTTCTTAAAATCATAAATTTTCTGGAAAATTAAAAGATAAATGTGCTCATATAGATATAACAATAATAAATGTTGCTATTGCCCATATGATTAATACTCATTCATATTGACTATCTGTCATAGTAGTATCATATCTTATTGGTTCTTCAGATGTACTTCAAGTAAAATCAAACATATCTAGTAATCATATTCAATCATTATGATATACATGAACAGTAGTTATTATTGGAGTATATCATTCATAATCTCTACTACTATAAGATTCAGATGGTTTAGTTTTAGTAGTAGATTTAGAATAACTATTACTAGAACTAGATTGTTTAGTATAATTACTAGACTTATATGTATTATTAGTACTAGTAGACTCTACGGCTTTACTCCGAGTAGTATTACTTCTTGTTGCATTTGAAGAGCTAGATGTTTCTATTGTAGCAGTTCATCATCATGCTCTTGCATTTACAGTAGCTATTCATATAAATAAAATAAACAGCATTAAAATTAATCTTAACTTCATAATTGAATTGATTTAAGAAGTAAATTATTCATAACAGTTTCCTTATTAACTTGAGCTTGTTTATTTCTATGCTCAATAATAGAATCTATCTCTGACTTAGCATCATCAATACAATCGTCCTTATCAAAATAATCACACATCCATTCATTATCTTCATCTTCTGATTCTTTAATACAAGCCATCCGAACATCTCATCTTAAGTATGCATCAAACTCTTTGACTTCTTCTCTAAGATGTTGAATAGCTTTTAATCTTTGAGTAGACTTAATACTTGCTACTCAATATTCCTCACGTAGTTTCTTTTTAGATACATATATATATCATACCTGACCACTATCCCAAGGACAACTGAATGGTTGAGTTGCTATAGTTACTCAGCTATGTTGATACATATATACTGGTAGATAAACTACTTCTTTAACTAACAATCATTTTTCTTTTAAATGCATAGCGAAATCATCTGCAAATGAAACTCAATAACATTTCATTCGCTCATCTCATACATCAATATTCCTATGATTATATATCATAGTTCATAAATGATCATAGTTATCTCTAGGATTATCTGGATTATCACAATTCATATAATTAATAATCCAACCTCTATGTTCCAATGTTTCCATTTTAATATTTATTAAGAAGTAAAGTAAGTTTATCAATAGAGTCACTAAGTAAATTAATAGACTCTTGACATCACAATTCTAATCATCTTAGTAATCATTGCTCGAAACATATCTCTTCAGTAGTAGACATAGCTTCAAAGTTTTCAAGCATGTCTTCTGCATTTTTAAATCACCAATCCTTAGGATTAGTTCTTCAAAGAATATTCTTACAATAATTTTTCTTATCATTCTTAACAGAAAGTTCTTGTAACAATCTTAAGTCTTCTAATAGTTTAGGCAATAAAGTATTTATTAATATCTTATTTGACATAAGAGATCAACATACGAATTGCTCATCACTATCATTCTTCATAGCTTTATCATAAGTATATCAATAATCTTTAATTGCTTTAAGATCTTCATTGATATTTTCTGATAATGATTTAACAAATTTATTTATCATAGCTCACTTGATTAATAATACAATGATCTGCAGACATGGTTAATACTGCAGGCTTATCACAATGATTCACTCTTATTGAATCTTTATCTATCATCATCCATTCAATAGAATAATTATCATACTTATTTGATATCCTTTCACAAAGACATCATTCTTCATCTTGAAGATTAAATTCTTCTTTAGTATTAGAATATAAATCTATCTCTCAAGACTGAAAATTTAAAACAACTGTAATCATGATATATGATTGTTAAGAAATAAATACAGGGGATTTTATACCCCTGTAATAATTCAGACTTTGTAAACAAATCTTATTCAAATTCTTTAACGAACCTAGAATTACAAGAACATCATTCTGTAAAATAAGTTCTAGAATAATATTCTGATTTTTTCCCTGCATTGAATTGCGATACTGGTCTATGGTATCACATAACACGAGTATATACTTCACATCTTTGTCTCTCCATATAATATAAAATTAGTAAATAAATGGTACTAATAATTATATCAAATAAATATAGAAAGCAACTACTTCTTAGTTTTCGTCTTGACCTTTATTTCTTTTGTTACATCACTAGATTTAGTGGCAACAAAAGGTGTAGCCCTTGCCATTATAACCTGAAGTCAATCACATTCATTATCAATTATATCATAGTTCTTTTGACTAATCAATCATGCTTCATCAATTAATATGAAATCTAATCATAATTGTTTGACGAATGCTAATGATAATCTTATCTGACATAGTAATCTATTACCTCAAGATAACTCAGTATATGGTTGTCTATTCAGCATTATCTGAAATGATTCAACTACATCTCAATTAGCTTGTGTCTTGAATAATTCTATATCAAGTCAAAGACCTTTCACTTTATCTTCAAGATCTTTAGTGAATTGTATCTTATACTTCTTAATGAATGTAAGAATTTCTTTATCATTAAGTTCACCTAAAGCTTTGAGTTGTGCTTCCTTAATACCAAGTTCTCTCTTAGCAGATTGATATTCATTAACCATATCTTTATCCACTTGATTAGATTGTCTAAGTATCATCTGTAAGAATCATGCCTTCTGATCTATAGTCATAGGATTCAAAGGTTCAGGAACAATGTTAGTAGGTAACAATGGAATTGATTCAAGATCAGCTAACTGTCTTTTTAATTCTTTACCTTTAGCATTGATTCATTCTACAACTTTAGTATATTTATCTGAAGATAACTCAGCTCAACAAGCAGGACAATTCTTTTTAACATTCTTAAACTCTTCACGAAGATCTTCTATCTTTGTTTTAAGATTAGTAATGTTAATCTGATTCCTATTGTTAGTAGCAACAGCTTCATTGTTTGCTAACTGAATAGCTATACGATTACCATTGTATTTACTTTCGTACTCTCTATACTTAGATTCTATCTCTGAAGAATTATCTTCTATTGATACAGGATTCTTTTCAAACTTAGTAACTATAGATTTGAATCTAATTATATCATCTAAGATAATATCTTCTTTACCTTTATTCTCTTTCAACCTAGCATTCAATTCTTTCTCCAGAGTTGGTGTCCATCATGGAACATTATCTTTCATGTATCATTCAAAGTCTACACCTAACAGTTTAACTAATGTTAATCTTTGTTCAGGTGTTGACAAATTAAAGAATTCTCATGGTAGTATATATTTAATTAATGCATTAGGTTCTTGATCTAATCATATCCATAATGCTTTACTTAACATATATACTTTATCTGGAGTATGAATCTTAGCAGATCATGACGGAAGAGTTCTAAGTCAAGGATACTTCTTAGAATACAAACTCAATAATGTATTAAGTATTGTTGACTTACCATATCCATTTGGTTCTTCTATTAGATTAATTCATGGTCAGAATTCTCTTTCCAATTTTAATCAGAAGTCTGGATAGTTTATCTCTATCTTATTAAACATAGTTCATAAGGGTTAGTATTAAAATGGAATATCTTCTGTCTCTGGTAGTAACAGATTAGCAATATCTTTCCTAGTCATCTCGAATACATCTGATCTCCATTTTCATTGCCATACAAACAATACGAGATCTTCTTCAACAGTAGCTCTAAGTGCATTTTGTTTATCATCAGCTTTATTATAATAAGTAGTAAATGCATCTCTACTTACTATTATCAAAGGATTAACAGGATTATTAAATACCTCAAGTGTAAATCACTTATCAGGTATTGACCTAAATATCTTGTCCATAATAAATTGGGTTAAAGAATACAAGAGGTTTTATACCTCTTTAGTATTTCAGTCTTTGTAAACAGACAAGTCTATTCACTTAGATTTAAATATCATTCATATAACTAATAGATCAGGTAGAATAATATCTAACTTGATCCAGTAAGTTCAATGTGTTCAGTTATATCCATAACTGCTTCACTCATTGGAGATAGCACAATCAATCTCTACACCATTATCTATTGTTATAGTCAATGGTTTATCAATAAACTTCCTTGCATCAAATGATTCAGGAACATTGAATGTAGCAGATATGTTTCAATCTGCTATACTCTTTGTGCTAATACCTTTTCATGGAATAAACTCTATGTTCATAGTTCTATTATTATTTTAGTAGATTTCATATCATCCCATAATATTGGACGAACATACTTATGAACATATTTTCTTAATAAGTTTTGTCTTCCAGTTAATAATCTTATTAACTTAGAAGTTCTAGGTCAATGTACATATATTACCATATATTAATTATTATCGCTTTCAAATAAATCTTTTATAAATTGATTACATGCTTCAACAGAAAATCAATATTGACTATCAAAATAATCTTCTATGTATTCCATTATTTCATATAATTCTCAACATTCTCATATATGATTACGAATAAAAGATTCTATTTCATTAGTAGTTTTAACAAATGTATTAGCATTTTCTAAAGAATTATTACTATCTTCATAATATATTGTATATCAATCTTTTTCTTTAGTTAAATATAATTTAATAAATTCAAATTCTTTAATCATATTAACATTGTTTATATAAATAAAAGTTCTCACCATTTACTTTGACTTCATCTTCATCTCAGTTCCGTCTATTAAGAAAATGTCATCTTCAGTCAGCTGTAATAGCATCTTCAACGAATTCATCAAAATCATCTATTAATCTAATGACTGCTGCATTTCATCATTCACATTTTTCTTGTATAGCTTTAAGTATATCATAAGATCAATCATCATGATCTAATGCTTTACTATGATCTATAATAAAATCTGGATTAAAAGCCCAAGCAGATTCTTTTATTTCATCAGCACATTCTTTATCTGCTTCTTTATCTGTGCATACTAGATATTCATTTCATTCTATATAGAATATATTATCTTTATATCATTTATCTATGTAACTTAATCATGATGTTGACACATCACAATTAATACACATAGCTAAAAGCTTGTTAACTCATATTCAAAGTTCTTCAGCTTTAACTAATATAAAAGATTCATTTTTCATATCTTCTGTAATTTTTACAGGATAATTCTCTGCATCTTCTTGTTCTATATTGGAACATAATGCTTCGATAGTCTTATCAAAATCACTAGGTAGATCATTGATAGTCCAACCATGTCCATATATATAAGGTTTATCTTTATATATATCAATATATGCTGTACAGAATCTTGGATCAAATGAATCTACTTTACGTTGTATCTCTTTAGTTCCTGCATTCATACCATTCAAATGATATTCTTGCCATACACTTAATAGTTCCTCTTGATATTCTCATAGAGGTTCTATACTATCCTGACATTGACCACTATCTCACGACATAGTAAATTCAGGATATCAATTCCTGTAAGTAATTTCAGCTTTGATATTCCATAGCTTTCAATTCTTATCATGGAATTTAACTTTTCGAATTAGTTCTTTCATTTTAATTGTGGATTATTTAAATAAAGTATTTCTTTTTGTATAGCAATAACTCTCTCACTTAATGTTGCCCATTCCTGCAATAATTTATTAATCTAATCTTGATTATTCATAGTTAATGTTTAACATATAAATTTTCAAATGTAGTACAACGAGAAAGTCATACATACAAAAGTTCTTTTGACATTCACTTAATATATGTTAAGCATACATTATCTAGTGAAAGTCATTGACTATTATGTGAAACAAATCATTGACATACAAATGAATGATCTCATTCAATTTCTATATCATATGTATTTCTAATTCATATATTTTCTATAGAAACTATTTTATCATAATAGAAATTATTATCTAATGTTTTATTTAATACTTTTAATATAAATCATTTTGATCTAGCAAATGAATCTAAATATATACATTGTTTATAAGAAAGATTTTTATATCTTAAAATAGCTTTAAGTTTTTTATCTTTATTATATCACAATCATTTAATACATTCTTTAAATTCATCTATTATTTTATTTCTATTAATAACAAAATCAATACTAGATTTTCATTTAGATATAAAATTAATTAATCTATCTTGTTTATATCAAACATTAAATCATAAATATTTATTGAATAACATAACATTTATTCAAGTTATATTTAATACATATGCTTGATTATGTTTATCTGAATATTTATTTAATTTATTAATATAACTTACTATTCAGAAATCTAATAATAAAAGTTTAATCTTATTAATTAAATCTTTTGAAATAGATACATATCTAATATTTCAATTCTTAGAAATAGATCAATCAGTATCAAATAATCATTTAAGTACATTAGATTTTATTAATCAATTAGATTTGAAAATTCAATCTGGTATTGTTTTATCTTTTCATGTACAATAATCTAATCATATTGTATATAATAAATCTCTAAACATTTTAGAAGTAAATATAATTGACTTCGCTTTATTATCTTTTTTTCATTTTAATAAATAATTAATTCAAAAATTAGATAATAATTCACAACTACTATTTAATATATGTTCATCCATAGAAGTTATATCAATTCTTCAATCATCTTTATAATTATAAGATCAATCTCAAATTAAAACTCAAATGAAATATGCGAAATTACTATCTATATATTTTGTTATATATATATCTTTAGATCTATTTCATAAATCTGGTTTGTGTAATTCAATATCATTTCAATCTAAATTAATAGTTCTATTCATTATAAGATAATCTCATATATTTAATTTTCAAGATTCAATATATTCGTTTGTATGATTTAATACTGATAATAATCTATGTTCTTTAGTAGTAATAATTTCTCATCATGATTGTGTAGTTATTTTAATAACTTCTTTTTCTCATGTAAATTCTTTTCATATTACTTTCTTAAAAGAAAATCAAGTATCAACAGTTTGTCATAGTTGTATATCTTTAATTGCAAATAATCAATCAGTTGTTTTTACTAATTGATTTTCTTCAATACATTTATGGATTGTCATAGCCCATGAAAGTTTCAATGGTATCTGATTATAAGTACCAATAGTTATTTCTGTAGTTCAATCATACTGAACTTCTTTCCATTCTTCATAACCTATCTCAAAGTTACAATCGAATCTATCAGAATGAATCTCAACTGTATTGGAATTACATTTAACTACAGTTCAAAGATCACCATTGACTAATCAATTCTGTAAGTTCTTAGTAACCATAATTCTACATCATTCTTTTAAATATAGTTCTTCTGGTGTAATACAGTTCTTAGAATTGAACTTACCATATATATATCATTTGTAAATATATTCTTTTGCTTTAACAGTTTCAAATCTTTTCTTATTAAAAGCATCTACCATATTATTAAATGGCATTAAGTGAACACTATGCTCATCTCAATATCATCTATTGAAATCATATATTGAACCCATTTTATTATCTCTAATATTATTAAGTAGTTCAACAAAAGTATTATCTTTTTGTCTACGTACTTTAATTAGATTAAGTTCTTTGAATCAACTATAACAAAATGCATGATCGAATGTCAGCTTTCAATACTTAGTAACAAGATCTTCTATCTCATTCTTATCCTGTTCTGTGAAACTACCATACACAGGTGGCAATTGATTTGGATCTCATACTAATATCATCTGTATTCAACCAAAAGCTTTCTTATTTCATCTCATTTTCTGAAGTAAGTAATTAATATAATCCAGATAGTCTGGTCCAACCATTGAGATTTCATCAATTACTATTGTATCTATCTCTGGCCAATCAACACTCTGTTGTTTGATGGGCTTATTATGTAAGTAGTTACCGAACATCTTAAATGTAGAATGAATAGTAGCTCATCATATATTTATTGCTGCAATTCAAGTAGGTGCAACTACTATTACATTCTTTCATTTAGCTCTACTTTGTTTAATGAATTCCTGAGTTGTATATGTTTTACCAGTTCATGCTTTCCCTGTAAGAAAACAATTAACTCAACTTAACATATGTTCAAGTGCTTTATCTTGTGTCATAATGTTATTTAGGTTAAATCAATTAAATCAAATTCTTTACTTGTATAAACATCTTTACTAGATACTAATTCAAATACTTGTTTTAAATCTAGATTTGGATTAAGTAAATGCATTCAATCAACATAATAAGATCAACTACCAACTGAACAGAAGTCAGCTATCAATGAAACTTCAGTAGGTATAAATCTATATCATTGTTCTTTAATAATGAAAGCTGTATCTTTCTTATAATGAATAAAGATAATAATAAATTCAAAATCAGTTGGACATATTTGTTTTAGTCTTGATTGTATCTCATATAACTTCTCATCATGAGTAAACTCAGGATTAGAAATTATCTTACCTATTGATGTCTTAAGCATTCAAGGTATTATCTTAGGTCCTGATGTTACTATATATATAGCTTCATCATAGTCTGTAAGTTCTCTAAATATTTTTAGAATCTTTACATTAGTATCATCAATTCAAACATGTCATCATGTTCATCTTTTATCGGCAGCTATATACTTGCCTTTCTTATATATCCCTGTTGTCATTGTTAAGCAATGTTAGAAAGTAATCTTTTAATTCAATAAACAATTCTAAGTATCAAGTAGTAACAACTTCAAATTTGTAATCGTTCTTATCAAGATATAAGATTCCAGATTTAAGTCAGTTCAAATATTCATATCATCATCATTGTATGAAATATTTTTTACTCTTAGTCTTAGGTTTATAGTCTATGTTCATATCAGTATCAATAATCGATCCTATGTGTGCCATAAGATCAATGGTTCATTGTATATCTTTTTTAAAGTTCACCTCTTGTCCAATGATTGTTACATCATAAAGAGTGTGGAACTTCATAATCTGTTTATGTACTGTGTCAGATTCTCAATTAAAAAAGTCCTCAGATTCTTTATGTGTTATTGTTCATCTTATGCGAGCTGTCTCTAAAGCACCTGCATGATTCCTTTTAACATATTCAAATCAAGGATCTTGTATTAATTTAAGAATAGTAGTTACTGATGGCAATCAATCTTGATACCTATCCCAATTACTAGGTAAGGTATCAAGTAGTGAATAACCATTGTCTTCACACCATTGCTTTAATCTCATTGTTAAAAGTCAGGAGTAGATAAGTCAACTTCAAATACTTCCTTAGCAGTATCTTCGAATGGAATATCTGGCATAGCTTCAAGATCTGCTTTCGTCAATTCTCAAGTAGATAATGCAGGTTGACTAATAACTGTAGTAGCATCAGATCAATTAAGAAGAACTTGATTAGGAGAACCCATTCATCAGAATACAGATTTGAAATGTTCAAATTGTAATTCTTCAATGAATTTCTTATCTTCTCTGTTATCACCTCATCTAAGAACTACTAGTCAACTATACTCAAACTTAGGCATGAAGTTCTTTTTCTCATTCTGTTCAATAGTAAGTTTCAGATCTACCTGCGAATCATCAACTTTATTAACAGTTCTCTTACCATTATATGTTAGAACTTCATTAAGAGGAATAAGTCATTCACTTACTGCATACTCAAATGTGCCTGCATCAGGTTCACATACTGATCAATCTCTGAATGTAACTCATAGATTTCTAGTAGCAGTAAAGAATCTAAAGAACTCTCAATCATATGTTCATCATACAAACTGACCATAGACTACAGCTCATTCAGATAGAAGTGAACCATCAAATGGTTTTCATTCTCTATCTTTCTTCCTATCATAGAATTGATTATCTCTACCATTTAGAGTTCTAGCTTTAATCATAGCTTTGAAATCTTCTTTACTGAAGAATCATAATGATTTTCCTTTTGCTGCTAAACCAATTGTATCTGTCTTCTTAAGATACTTTCCATACTCATTCGTATAAAAAGTAATCTTCTCGTTAGCAACAGTACCATTATCCAAAATAGGATAGATATGTCAGCTATAGAAATAACGAACAGATAAAGGATTAAACACAATAGGACCATCAATGAATTCTTCAACTCAAGTATTAGCTACTTTGAGTTTAAACTTTCAAGCTTTATCTTCCTCGATAGGATCACCTATTCTTGGATTATAAATCTTAAGTGTATGAATACCATCCATAACTGAGGAGAATCCTTTCTTATCAAATTCGACAGCTTGGTCAAGCATGCCTGTACTAACATTGGCAACAGCCTTATCATTCATAAAAATGTAAGTTAATAAATAAAATACTTAACTCTATTAAGAGCTAACGAATGCCATCAATAGATAGCAAACGTCAGATATTAATCTCACATAAGAAAGTTTATCCGAACATCCATTTCAACATCATAATTATTTTTTGATTTCCAATATAAATCATTTATTTCATCCCGATAAATATCCCATATTTTTCTTGTTACTTTATATTCTAATGAAATATCAGCATGATATATTTTCATTTGAATTAATCAATCAGATAGACATTCAGGATCAGAATATTGATTTATATTATTTTCTTTACAATATTTTCTTAACCCTTTCCAATCAATAGAATCTCTAAACATTTTATATTCTATTTCTGGAATAATTTTTAATGGTACAACATTAGCAATAAAACATTCTGTTTCGTCAAAATATTTTTCTTGTAATAAAACATACTTATCTATTAATTCTTGCATATAAATATAGTTAAATAATACAAGAGGTTTTATACACTTTATTAAAGAAAACTTTGTAAACAGAACTAAAGCTCCAACTTTGTATAATCAATTCAAGCTTCTTTTCATTTCTGAAATCTATCTAGAAGTAATGAATTGATATGATTGTAAATAATATCTTTACTTGCTCATACATAAATTAATTGTATTTGAGCATTAATATAAAATTGTTCTTCTTCTGTTAGAACTATTTTATGTTCTTCCATTTCTTCTTGTGTGAAGGAACATCTGTTACCTTCATCATCTACTTCTCTACATCACATAGTTTTATATAGTTAATAAAATAATTTAATTAATTTTCTTTCTTCAACTATTGGATCTCTAATTGATTTTTGTTTATGAAATAAATTATGACAATTTATACAAAGATGAATTATATTATTTATATGATGTAAATTTTCATGTTTAGGTTTTTCACTTCTAAAAATAATATGATGATGTTCCCATCTTAATGAATTATTAGTTCAACAATATTGACAAAATCTATATCAATATTTTGATTCCATTTCTTCATTTTGAATTTTACAATTTTTAATAAACTCATTTCTTTTATAATGATGATCAAAATTATTATTTCATTTTTTATACATTCAATTTCTATATGCAGGATTATTTTCTCAAATCCTTTGTTCTTTTAATAATATTAACTGACATTCTTTTGAACATGTTTTAAGTTTTGTTCTATATCACTTAAATTCTTTTCAACATTTTATACAAATTAAATTATATCTTAATTTTTTTGAATTTAATATATATCTTTCTTTATGTTTTTCATAATCAATCTTGGCAAATTCTTTTTTCTTTTTATATAAATTTTCTTTATATATAGGATCATTTAATTTTTCTTTTAAAAGATTTCTTCATCTTGCTAATTTACATATATGAAAAGAACAAGTTAATTGATTATGTACTTTTTTTATAAACTCTTCTCAACATATAATACATTTGTGTCAATCTCTTTCATATACTTTACGTATAGTATCTGCATCTAACTTACGTACAGTATTATGTCAAGAGGTTTTATACCTCTTGATTTTGATTGACTTTGTAGGCTTGGCGAATTTAAAGTCAACGTATGAATCTGTATTGTTCATATACTTTATGAAAGTTAATTCTATTATGTCTATATGCTAGGTAACAATCGAATGAGCAACATACATCTCAATCCATTCTTACAAACTTTTTATTACAAGTTTTACACTTCATTGTTATTTATTATTAATAGATATTCAAATATAATCTTTGTATGCATTATGTTTAATCCAATAATCAATGCATGCCATTGTAGTTTTTTCTTTAAATTCATCAATATATTTTTGTACTATTTCTATTGCTTCATCACTTCAATGTGCGAACTCATGAAATGAGCATATAGTATTAGTTAAGTTTTTGGCCCATGAGAGTTGTTCTCAGGAAATCTCCGAACCATTTAGGCCACCATTAACTCAACGTGCTTTCTTGAGCTCAATATATAATGTTATGTGTGAATTTAATGTTGGTATGTATATAACATAATCAGGAAATCATTTAGAAACTCATAGAGCTTTCTTCTTTGCCATCATGATTATTACTGATCTTGATCAAGATAATCAGGCTTCATTAGGAGTATGTGTAAATTCTATATTTGGATAATTTTCTCTTATAAATTTAACAAGTAATTTTCAATGATCTGATTCTTTTAATTTTCTATACTCTTTATCTGTAAGTTCTTTTTTTGGTTTTAACTTTCTTCATTGTGTAATATTTTTTATTCATAACTTATCAAAAATTTCTTTAGATTTTTTTTCTCAAAAAATTTCTTTAGTTTGTTTAAAGCTTAATCACATTATGCAGTTTTAATTAATGAATAAAGATTCTTTCTTGAATGTCATGTAAATACTGAAAGTAATGCACTATATTTAATTCAAAACATTCTTGCTATATCACATGGTCTTCTTCATTGATTGAATAAATCTATAGCTTTTATAAAATCTTCTTCTTTATATTTAGCTTTAGAATGAGTATCTCATTTCTGAGTTCTTCATTTAATATCTCTATCACGAACATTATCTGCATTTGTTCATAAAAAAAGATTATTAATATTATTATTAAATGGATTATCATCTATATGAAGTACATGTCTTGAATCTTTTTCTTCTAATCATAAGAATAAATATGCAATAAGTCTTGATACTTTATGTGGATGACCTTTTCAATCATACCGAAGTACTACTCTTGGTTGAGTATATCATCATTCATTAGTAAATCATTGTGGAATATATATGTTTCATGTTCTATTATTTCTGATTCTTCAGAATGTAGATCATGAATAATTTTTACAAAAATCAAACTCTTTCCATTGTTCCATAAATAGTTAGTTAATAAATAAAAAATTAGTTGTAACTATAGTATATACATTTTTTTTTAAATGCAAAAGATTTTATACAAAATCCCCTCGGAATACGAAGGGATTATCTTTGTAGGCTGTTATATAGCGTACATTATGTTATAATTTGTCACGAATATTATTAATAATAATATTGTTTTAATTACCATATAGTAAGTTAAATAATAAAATTAAATTAAATAATTTTTACTTCATTTTTTCATATTGCAAATATGACAAATAAAATGTATATTATCTAAAGTATGTTCTCATCAATTATTTAAACTAATTTTATGATCCATATCAAAATTTATTAATTCTTTTTTACATATTTTTACTTGTAGATCTTCTTATTTTATCGTATTCATATTTTTGTTTTTTAAATTCTTCTGTATTTTTATAAATATTTATACATTCTTTAGAACAACAGAATACTCTATTGAAATTTGTTATAAATATTAATCAGCATAATTTACAAATCTTTTCCATATAATATAATTAAATATTAATATTTAAATTATATATTTATTTTCAAAATGTCAATTTTACTTTAATCCTCGAAGTGTGCTAACTCAAGTGGAGCAAGATTTCTGATTCAATACTTTTTTGCTATTGCTATTAGCAAAGTATAGTTTCAGTTCCAACTAGGAGCTTTTACTTTTGGATCTTTATTTAAATCGAAAACAATATCAATTGCTTTTCATTCCAAGTGTTTGCTTTGTATTGTCCGAGTAACTATCTTAGCTGTAGGATTAGCATATTGTACAGGTACTCATGCTTTCTTAAGAGTTACTACTGATCTTCATTTACCAAATAGTTCATATTGTCTTTGAAGAGTTCTTCTTCATTCAAATATAAAGCAATCTAATCATGCTGCTCTTATTTCTTTCCACATATTCTCTACCTTTGTTTTGAATACTTGATCTAATGTAGCTGTTGAATTATCAATCATAGTATTTTAGTTAACGATTAATTTAGATTCTCATCAATATGAAATATGAACTGCAGTACTAAATGCTTCACATACAAATAAATGTGTTCATACTCATATAGTATTATTAGTAGTTCATCAATTTATTTTAGTTCATCCAAGAGAATATATATTAGATAGTGTTGAGCTATTATATATTGTTCACGCATTTATTGTTATGTCTCATCAAGAATTATTATTAATAACAAATGAATATGTTTCTCATGGAACAAGTCTATAGAAATCTAAATGGAATACTCATCATGCTGTTACTGACATTCAATTAGTTATATTTTTATATTGTTTAGATCAAAAGTATGCATCAAATTTTAATCAATCTCATCATGCTAATATTATTTCTGCATAAGGAAATGATACATTTGATTTAAATGCAACTGGTTTATTAAATACATTTGCATTTTTGAATTCATTTGTGTCTCATTCTAGATATGCAGGTTTACCTGTAAAAGTTACTCATCATGTCTCATCAACAAATAAATTATCTGTTAATGTTTCTCATCCAATTGAAGTATATGAAATTGTTCATCAATCTACATATGTTCATGTAGCTTCTTGTTCCATATATATTTCATCTGCATCTGTATATTTTTTAATACTAGATTCTCAATATAATGTATAGTATCAAGATGATTCAGTTATTGTTACTGTTTGATCTATATCACTAAATGTTTTAGTAGAAGTTCATATAGGTTTAATATCTGCTATTGTTTGTCAATTTAATCATGGATTTCATATGTCTCATGGATTTCATTGTTGACCCTTAAGAGATTGTGTTGTTATAAGATTAGTCCAAGCTATATCTGTTATAAGTTTCCATTGAATCCAAGTGCCAGATTGATCAACTTGCATTTCAATTTCAGCTCAATCAGCTCAAGTTATTTCTGCTACTGTATATAGATTGGCCCATTCAGATCATTCTGCATCTACTTTCCATTGAATTTGTCATCATGAATTTCTAAGTATCAATTGATCTCATTGAGGTCATTGAATTCATTCATCTCAAGTTTCTCATTGTATTCATTGTGTTCATACTGAATATGTGTTCATCTTAGTTATATTTTGTATAGAAGGTCATGACATTGTTACTACTGCTATTCTATAAAGAGTTGGTAGAATATCAGTACTAATAAAATAATCATAGTCTTTTATATAAATATAATTAGTTGCTCATGATATCAATGTTTTATTTGGTAATCATGATGATGTATCAAGATCATCTATAACTACATAGTTACTTGATATAAAAAAGTTTCATCATTTAACTATAAGATCAGTTGCACTTTTTTTGAATGTATAGGTTTGTTCTTGTGATTGACCTATACAATAATTAAGATAATCAATTGAATTGCTCAATACAACTCTAGCATTATCTAAATGTAACTGTGCTACATCTCTGTTTACTCAATAAACATATGCTATATTTCAAACAACCCTGTGATGAAATATGCTTTCTTGTGTAACTAATCACGGATCGATTAAAAGAAATCACATTTGACTACTAGGTGGAGATGATAGATAAACTGCTATCTCTCATGTAGTTTCATTTCACATTGGTTCTGTGAGTGATGATTCGAAATTTCTTTTTAAAGTTATATTAGCCATAGTATTATTAATTATAAAATATTATTTTGTTATTATTCAATGACTTCCTATACTATCTATTTCATAATGGTATCATATAGTAGATACTCATAAAACTCCAGTATAAGTATCGTTTATATTTGCTCAATCTCTAAAAAATCTTCAATGGAATTGTGAGCCTAATTCTTCTGGAACTGGAATATTTGCAAAAGCCACTGAATGTTTAGCCCAAGCCGTTCATCTTGTTGCGAATTCATTATATATAGTAGTACTCGTGGTAACTGCGACACCTTCTTGAGTAAAAAAATATTCTAATCAAAGTCTAACCACTCAAACATTTGTTGTTGTAGGATAAGTATGAGCATGAAAAGATAAAACTACAGAGGTTTCTCAAACTGCATTTAATTTTGCTTTATGTGGTATTTCTCTACAAAATTCTACTACGTCTAATTGACTTGCACTAAATCAAGCTATATGAGTAGTAGTACTTGCAAATGTTGTTAAAGCAGGTAAATTTCATCATCAAGTTAAGATTGTAGGGTCTACATTATCATCCTCCCAAACTGTTGCTCATCATTCAAATTTAAGAGTTCAATCAGATTCAAATTCTGTATAATCTCATCAAACTACATCTCAAAGTTTATTATTCCATTCAGTATCATAATCAGTTAAAGATGTTTTTATTAAAATAAATCAGATAGCTCAACCAGATGAAACTCATGGTCATGTTGGTCAAGTTGGTCAAGTTGGTCAAATGAAATCTCAGATAGTTCAAGTATCATCTTTATAATTAAGTTTTTTAGTAACCCAATCTACGAACATATTTATGTATCCAGATGATGGAGTTGGTACTAATGTTGGGTCTACTGTTTTTTGCTTCCAGAATGACATAGTTATTTCGGTTAAAGAATAGTTATAGTTCAATCATTAATTATTATTCAATCATTAACTAATGGATTTGATACTATATAGTTTTCATATTGATTTATTTGTAGTGTTTCAGTTGATCATATATAGTCTTTTGGATAATATCTTATTTCAGGAACTATATATAATGTATCAAAATATGTTTTAAGTAATGCTTTAATATTAGCCCATGAAATCTTTGAAAGTAATCAAGACGAATTTTCTATTACAGATATTTCGTCTGCATTATCTAATGAAGTCTTAGTTCATCATGATCATATTATTGATGATGATGAACTAAGGTCTTCAACTGATTCTAAGTCTCATGTATATTTATTAAGTTCAAATCACATATTATATTTTAATTATCTTTATTATAAAGTTAATCATGCTTATGTATTAATATTACCATTGGTATTTATATTAGTACCAGAATTTATTTTACCTTTATTTTTATCTGCTAGTTTCTTTCTAAAAAATTCAGCTTCATTATTATTCATTGGTTTTGTAACTGGATTCTTTCAAGAATCTAATTCCCATTTAACTAAATTTCAATCTTTCATTCAATATATTACATTATTAATCATCATAATGTTTCTATATTTATATCTATTATCTGCATTTTTAGCATTAGATGATTCTCATTTTTGAAGTAATGTTAATAAGTCTTCTACTTTAGATCATCTCATTTTAAAATCCTGAATATTTTTAACTACATCTGGAATATTTTTTCCTAGTTCTATTTCTGAGCTATCATTGTATTTATATTTTTTATTTCATAAAAATTCTATTTTTCATCATCATGGATATATAACAGTTCACTTCTCATTTGGATGTTCATTAAAATAATCTGCAGCTAATTTAGCATTTTCATTATTAGTAAACTTAATTCAATTCTTAGCATGTTGTACTGCAGTATTAATATCTACTACTGGAGATACTCATGAATTATTTGTTAGTGCTGTTTGTGATTTAGTAGTTGAAGTTGTAGTATTTCATGTTGATGTTATTTTTGGTGTAGGTGTAGGAGTAGGAGTAGGTGTACTTCATTGTCATGAATTCTGATCGGTTACTGGTGCTACATATCATCAAGTAACTCATCATGAAGCCTGTATTCTTCATGTGTCTAATCAAAACCATTCCTTCTTTTCTGTTCTAGCAGTTGAAAATCATTGTACTGCAGATCTTAATTCTCAATAAGTTGGCCATTTAGTTTTCCGATCTGGATTGCTAACTTTAAAATCTGACCAATCTTTAGCGATCTCAGGATTCTTTCTTATAAAGAATTGATCTTTATCAGTAACTGGATTCTTCCATTCCTCTGAATTCTTTGCATCCATAGCTGCAAAGTTAGCATCTTGAACTGATTGATCTAAGAATGTCTTTTGAACTCATGCTAACATTTCTGCTATCTGCCTATTCATTTCTTTATTAGAAAGTCATTTAGCTTTAATAGCTTCAATTCTATTCTGAACAAGTTTATAATCTTCTGCTTTCATTACATTAGCATATGTTTGTATTGCTGCAAGATTATCTTTATTAGCCTGATCCATATCTTTATCTAAAGCTATGTTCTGAGTTAATGCATCTGCAGCAGCTTTAGCTTCTGAGGTGATATATGCATTTCTATCATTAATATCTTCAGCTTCTAATACATCTCATCATTTCATTGAAGCATCTCATCTTTTTCATTTTGATTTTGCTATTCATAATGAAGCATTATATGTTTGTAATTGTTGATTTTTTAATACATCTGTTCTTCTTGCTTCAATATCTTTTTGTCTAGATTGAAAATCTAAATAAGCCTGTTTTTTAATTTCTTCTGCTTCACTTAATGTTTGTGTTTTAGATTTTTCTAAAATCTCATTAATCTGATTTGATGTTTCAGCTGCTACTACTCAATCCTTTGCTACTTGATCTTCATAAAATTTTCTCATTTGATCAATAGCATCCTGCATATTTTTTGTATATGGATTATTTTTAGTATTAACTGTTGATGTTGTTTCATTAATAGTTGGAGTACTCATATCATCATATGTTGCATTAGGCTTTCCAGATAATGTAGATCAATTAGATGTAGTAGTATTTGTATTAACAGGTGGAGTATTAATATTTGATTTATTAGTAGTAGATCATGTTCATGTATTTATCTGTGGTATTACTGCAGGTTTAACTACTGTATTTTCATTTATTGGTTTTATTGTGTTATTAACAATCCCACTATTTCATATAGTTGGTAATGTTGTTTTTGGAACTGTATATGATGATTTTAATTTATCATATACTCATGCTGTCTGTAGGGTTCATTTAACTTGTGCAACTGCATCTGCCCTGCTCATTCATCAATCTGTAAGTTTCTTTATCTGAGCTTTCAGTATAGCTTCTTGCTCTGTTGTAATAGCCATATAAAGTATAGTTAAATATTAATTAATTATTTTTCTATTTAAAGGATTCAAATCTAAATTCGATGGAAGTTTATATTCTCATGTACCATGAGACTGTTGTAATTCTTGTAGTCTCTTCATTAATAAATCATTATCAAATTTATTTAATCATAAGATTTCAGATAATGTTTTTAATCACATAGGTCATTGAGCAACATATTGTCTTCATGTTGGAGATGTTTTTAGCATTTCAATTAATTGACGAGTAGGATGATAAAAATCATCAGCAGCAGGAAGCATATCATCTTCACTATATGACCATTCATATGGTATAACAAAATTTACCTTATTTGTTCATAATCAACTTTTAGTATATCATGTTTCAGTATCATTTTGTCATTTATCGAAATTATCCTGAGCAGTTCTTGTTACTTCTGTATTAAGAATAAATTGTTCTCAATCTTTATTCTGAACTATAAGATCTCAATTCTGATATTTTCAAATAATATCTAATCATTTAGGAACATTTTTTGTTGTTATAGGATTAGATAATTCATTTTCCATATATTGATCTTTATACTTAGCTCTATTAGATTCATCATTCTTAGCTAACGTATATCTTCTATCTCATATATTAAATACTAAATTTCAACTATCATCAAATCATTGTACATCTGCTCACTCTGGAATATAATTTTCTTCAGCATACTTAGATAACTCATCTTTTCAAACCTTAGGGAAAGTAACTGGTTTTCAGTTCATTCTAGTTTGAATATTTTTCTTATCATTTAGAGTAACTGTAAAATCTTTTCATTCTACATATCAAGTAGAGTTTTGTATATTCTTTTTATTATTTGGAATAACAGTTCATGTATCTGATGACTTATTGGGATTATTAAGTTTATTTTCTATATCCTTAGCTTCATTAATTATATCATCCTGTCATTCATCAATTGATATTCATGATGTATCTGTAGATAAATATTCATCTTGAGATCATGTGTATTCATATTCATCAGGTTGTGCTCATGCTACTCATAATCATATTCATAATTTTGTAGCAGGTCATGCAGCTTTTTTTACTCATGATTTAACTCAATCATTCAAAGCTTTTCTAGCTGCTTGAAACTTAGCCCATAGTCATGGACTGTTTTTTGCAACTTCTTCAGCAACATTTGGATCTTTCTTAATTGCTATTGCTAATTTATCATAAAATAATATTTCTTCATTTGTTAATTTTAATCATGAATCAAGTCATTTTTTAATTGTATCTTTTAAAGTTCATTGAGCTTCTTCAGTAAATTTTCATAAAGTTTCATTAATCATTTTAACACGATCATCTTTTCATGCAGCTCATTTAGCTATAGCTTTATATTCTGGACTTTTTACTAAATTAGAAATAGCATCTTTTATTTCTGATGCTTCCTTTCATCATTGTTTTAATGCAACTGCTGCACCCTTTGATAAATTAATAGTTTCATCAGCTCATTTTCAGAATCTTAATAAATTCTTTCAAGCTTTTAATAATTTAGCTCATCAGAATCATGGAGAAAATACTTCTCATGCAAATCATAATGTATCTAAAGTTCATTTTCATATTCATGTATTTCACCATTTACTATTAATCCAATCATTTGCAGGATCATCTAGGTATTCATTTTCTGCTGCTTGTATTTCATCAAGTATTCATGGTTTATCCATAAAACTTGTTCACTTAAGATTATCAGCTCAAAAAGTATTTCATATTCATGCTCAAATTCATGTAATTGCATCTGTTCAATATGCTCATATTTCTCATAATGCTGAAGCAGTATTAACTGCTCACTTAGTTAATCATTTTGCTACTTTTTCTACACCCTCTGCGGCAAACTCTCAAAAATCTTTAAGCCAGTCTCCTGCTCATTCTAATCATATTTGTGTTCATGCACTGAACTGATCTGAAACTTTTCCCATAGTATTTAAAAATAATAAAATAAAAATTAATTGTTACAATTTATCTCATTGATAAAAGGTTTGGTAAAATCTGTAAAGACATAGCTAGGTCATATACAGAATCTATTAAAACTATTATATTTAAATCTTATAAATCTTCAAGTTTTTAATATAGTAGTTTGTAAACTTACAACATTTCAATCATATTCAGATACTTCATATACTCAAGTATCATATCATATTAATTCATCTCATGTTATAGATTCATTTAATCTAAGATCAAAATTATAATTATTAAGTCTTCTTTGCATAACTGTTCTCTTTCATCACATATCAAAATCAATTGAAAGATTAACATCTATTTCTGGCATTGGTTCTTCAAATTGTTTTATTCAGAACATAGTACGCATAGCAATAGGCATATACATTTTTTGTCCTCATATAATATAGAAATTTACTTCTTGTTTATATGGTACATCTAAATCTGTATATGCTGTATTTGTTTCTTTTAATATTCATCAGTCAGTTAATACATCTCATCAATCTTCTATTTTATATATAAGTTGATTTGGATATTCATTTATGATCCAATGTTGATATTGTTTATTGAATTGATAATTTGTAGTACTTCAATCTTTTTGATAAAGAAAATTTAAATAATTTTGTGAAGCAGTAAGATAAAATTCTCATCATGATAATGCATCAAATATTCATCTAGTATTAAGTAATGCATTCTTTACATTTAATTCATATGTTGTAAGATTAACTTTCTTTACATCAACTTGCATTAATTGTTTATCTTTTTGTAATATATATATTGTTTGATCTGAAAATATTGTAGAATATTTAGATAAAGTATCTCAATTATAATTTAAATTATATTGAATATATGTGTTATAAGTTTTATCAGTATCTGGAACTGCTGCATATATTTTATTTTGATTAGCAAATACTAATAATGAATCTCATATAGCAAATAATTGTGTTCAATTATCTATTTTAAAAAAATTATTTTTATAAAAATTAGAATTTGTATATGCATATGCTTTTGTAAAATATGTAAAATATTTTGTAATAGCAAATATATTTGTATCATAATTTACTATATCAATTATTTCGTGTTCTGTATCAGTTTTAATTATATGTACTTCTCATTCATTAATTCAATCTACCATTACTTCAGATATTACTCAATGTCAACTAGAATTAGTATGTCATATACATAATGTATATCATATAGAAGTTGTAGCTGCAGGATATATTGTAGCAGTTACTCATACTACTGGAAATGTTGCTAAATCATTTGTTACTATATGAACATATCATAATGGATCTATGATATCAATCTTTGTTGTAAATCAAGATAAATCTCATGTTGTAAACATTATATAATCTCATACTGCTAATGAAGTTCATGTATACTTAAATGTAATATCTCAATTAAGTGATGTTGATTCTGTTATTGTTATTGTTCATCATGTAGGTCAATTTGGTCATCTTCAATATACTATTCTTTTTGGAGAATTTGCTGATAATATAAATCAATATGGAGTAATGCATTCCCATGAATTATTTTCATATGTACCTATATATCATTTAGTTACTGCAGGATCTCATGACGTTTCTGTATAATAATAATAATATACTATACCACCAATTTCTTTAGAGTCAAGAAAGCATTTATATTCATCTAAATATTTTTCTACGAGTCAATCTCTTTTATCAAGATAAAATTCACCTGAATAAAAACCATCTATATCATATGGTGGTGGAACAACTTTACAGTTTATTATTTTTTCATAAGTTTGATTCAGCTGTCACGCTGTCATTTCATAAGGTAGTATTTCCATATTACATATTTAAGTGATACATATCTGTTAATCAATCTTCCTCTGATAGTTTATTAAAGCGAGTCATAGCATGACTAAAGAAGTCTGATGTTGCTGATTCTCAACTCATTAGATTAATTGGTGCTGCCCAATCCATCATCATTTTAATTACTGCAGGAATATATCTATTTGGTAATTGTATTGCTTTATTAAAATCCTGTGGATATGAAGCCCATTCATAATCCATTGTATAAAGTACATCTATTCTAACTATATCTGTACTTGTAAGTATTTCACTATTTCATGTTGTGAATTGACACCATTGATTACATACATCTTTAGGAATGAATAATGTTGGAACAAGTTCTATTGAAGATCAACTTGCAAGATATCCTATACATTCTTGAACTTTTCTAATTGAATTAGAAGTTATAAATTTATTCTTAGTTCAATTTAATACTCATACTATATCTTTATCTATCTTATATGTAAATGTAGATTGATCTATATTGTATGCATCTTGTATTGCACAATTCGCATAAAATAAAATTCTATCTGCAGAAGCTAATGCATCTCATCATCTAGATAGAAAGTATGGTTGTACATGTGAAACTAATGCTGAATAAGTTATCATATTATTATGTTAAAATATAATTTATTTAATTATATATAAACTATAAATAATTACAAATAAAAAAGAGTACCAATTTAATTGATACTCTTTAATATTTTTAACTATTAAAAGTTGTCTATTCTAACATATGTATTTTCGTAAGTTTGACCTGCGAATATATTAGCAATAGTCATCTGAGCTGTATACTTAACATAGTCTACTGATGTTTGTGGCATCTTAAGAACTGTATATCCAGTACCAGAAGTTTTTACTAGTGCACCTGCATCAGTTACTGATTGATATTCTGGAGTTCTGAAAGTAACTAAATGTTTTGGGAAACCGAAAGCTTTTGAAGCATTAGGATATAGAGTATTTAGAGTATGAGATACAATCCATTTAACATTTTTGAAATATGGAGAACTATATTCAGTTATTCCAAAATCAATTGTCTTTTCTTGAAGTGTAAAAAAGTTACTCATATCATACATAATCTCAGAAAGATTAGTAATGAACTCATAGTTACAATAAAATGTAGGAACTTCAGATCAAGTATAAACTGGAGCTGAACACATTCTATTAATAACTTCTACTAGTTTCTTAGCCTTAGCTTTACCTGCAACAACTCATGTAAAATCAATTATTGCTGTACCAAGATTACCTTCTCTAGCTTCCTTCTCTTCAATCAAAGTATTAAGACCTTGAGTTTCTGATTTAGGTCCAGAAATATTTCTACCAATATACCATGCTTTTGCGAAAGCGTTGTTAGATCTATTAATAACTATAGCAAATTTAGATTTAATATATTCCTGTGCATCAACGAATAGTCTAGTTTGATTGATTTCTTGAGAATCAAATTCCATTGATCAACCAAATTTTTGGAAATATACTTTAACTGGAGTGTAATCTGAATCAACTCAACCTCTAGTGATCTCAGTACCATGAATAATCTGATTATATGCAAACATTACATAGTCATCAGTAAGACAAGTTACTGCAGAATCTAGAGTTACTACTGTTGGATTTCATAGATTTGGAGTAATAACAGTTATTACTCTTTGCTGATCAGTTGTTACTGAACCAATTCATGGTTTAATAACTACAACGTCACCTACTGCAAGATATTTAGCTGTAGCTTCTGAAACTAATATAGTAGTATCTGCAGTATTATCTGCTGTGATAATAGCTTTATCAGTAAAAGCTTGAGCTTCATTCCATACAACTTCGTTCTTGTTGATAGTCATATCAGTTTCAAGAGCACCAATTGATTTAAAGTTTAGAGCTTTTTGTTCCATATAAGTAAGGCCACCTCTTTTAAGTTTACCTCAATCCTTATATACATTTGGTAGGTAAAGACCTACATACATTAGTTCAGGGAAATCTCTTATCCAAGAGTTCATAACCTGAAGACCTTTTGCTGTAACATTATCTAATATAGATTGAGCATCTGTTACAGTAGTTTGTACTGCGTTTGACATAGTTTAATTTTTTAATTATAATTTAAAGTTTTTAAAGAGTTAAGAAGTTATCTTCCTCTAACTCTTTGGATTTCAGATTTGGATTTGAAGATGTGTTGTAAGATTCAGCTGCTGCTAGAATATCTGCCTGACTATCTACTTTCTTTTGATCGTAATCCTCTCATGTGATTCAAGATAGCATATCTTTTAATATGGATACTACTTTGGTCTTTGATTTTTCATCTCAAGACTGTGCTTTTTCTAGATTCCTAGATAGCATTAACATTTGTGGATTAGAAAATTCTCATCAGAATGCTTCAAGTTCAGCATTTTTAAACATAAGATCAGATTTTTCTCATGCCATTTTCTTAAGTTGATCTCACATTCTCTTAAGTCAATCCTTAAGAGTAGCATTCTCATCTTTTAAAATAGCAATATCTTCTGCTGACGCAGTTCATGTTTTTTCTATGTTTTCAATAGCATCATTTGATTTGTCTAATGAATCATTAGATTCATCTATATCAGCAAATAATTCTGATAAATCAAATTCTTCTCAATCACTTTCTTCTGTTGTCGTATCTTCTACAGTTTCAGAAGTAGTTTCTTCACCTGTAATTTCTTCAGCTGTAGATTCAGTATCGGTTTCTTCTTCATCTGCTTCTGGTAATGATATATCAAGCTCTGTATTATCTTGATCCATAGTTTCCTCTTCAGGAGGTAGTGTAAAATCATCCATATTTATTTTATGTTTAAATTATAAAGTTCATTAATATAATCTTTTACAGATTGGCAGAAATCAAGTAAACCTTTCATTTCTCTAATAGCTGTTGTGTTGTTTGCTTCGGCATGTCTCGCAACCTCTCACCAATAGTAAGACATTAGAGTCTTAAGTAATTGATCTAAATCGGATAGCGACTTATCTTTTAAGAATAGATTAAGCGTTTCGTATTCTCAAACTTTGTTGATTCATGGAAACATTTGTCTAATTAATGTTTCACGTTCTCAAAGATTATATTTATTATAATATAGTTTGTCAACAAAATTTTTCAAATATCTAATTATTGTAATTATCATATATTTTTAATTAAGAAATATTTCCTGCAGTTGATAGTAATTGTTCATCAGTATAGTCTTGATATGTTGGAATAGGAGAACTATATTGTTGTTGACCTGACTTCATATCGTAAGATGATTCATATCATCATGATGTTGGTCATGATTCATTACTAGGATAATTTCATCATCATCAAGTATATCATGCTCAAGGTCATCATTGTCATTGTCATTGTCCTGCAAATTGTTTTCTCTGAGTTTGTTCTTTATCAGAGTAAATAATTTTTTCTGGATCAAAATCTTGTCATACAAGAAGTTTTATTATCTCTTGCATATTAACTGATTCACCTGCATACTGAAGCATTGCAGGTAATGCTTCTTTAACTGCAGCCCTACTATTTTCTTTTGTAAGTTTATTTAAACTATTATATGTGAAAGTTATATTCCTTTCATCTATAATAGATCTAATATCAATTCCATTTACATTGAATGTATCAAACTTTTGTTTTCAATCTTTATCTGTAACGAAAACTTCTTCAACTTTAATTCACATTTTAAGAAGTTCATCTTTAGTATAAAATTTAAAATACATTAGTATCCAAGATCTCATTATATTTCACATCATCTGATCAATAGAATCTGTAATTGGTGTAAGTTTAGATTTATATTGATTAAACTTCATATCTATACCTCATGATACACGTTCAATAGAACCTTGTCATCACATTATATAATTAGATACTCATGATCTTTGTTCTGCAAATGATTGTACTATTTGCATAAAGTTTACTGGTGCAAAATCTGTAGCACCTAACTGGATCTTTTCAATGTTATTGTTACCATTAGTTCTAAAAGCTTTAAACTTTTTGAAATCAAGAGTTCAGTTTTTACCTATTGGTATATTACCTGATACCCTAAACATAGGCCCCATAACTAATTTAATGTTATCAAGAAAAGCATTCCATAACATATTGTTTATGTCTTGAAGTCATCAAAGATTATCAGCTACACCATTTGCATTACCTGTTCATGGTACTAATGAGAAGTTTGCTTCTCTTATTTCACCTAGATTATATTGCTTCTTACCTGTATATATAAGATTACCATTTATGAATATAACTTTCTGATCGTTTACTGTTGTATATTCTACAAGTTCATATGTAGATTTATCTACATTAAGAAAGTAGTTATTTTTAAATTCATCATGAACTCATCATCAAATCTGATCTCATGAAATTCATCATACAAGATCTGATTTTTTAATACATACAGGTAGATCAAAATTAAATGAGCTATCTGCATTTATAAATTGAGTAGTTGATGTTAAAGATTTTACAGGATTGTAATCATATATAGAAAATCTTGAACCATAATCTTCTTTGTATGCTTTAAGAAGTTTATCTAATTTATCAGGTACAGATTTTTTAGTTTCTTCTGGATAAGCTTCTTGAAGAGTTGGTATTAATTTAGCTTTAATAGCATCTCATGTTTGAAATGTTCTTACTATCTTATAAGAAGATTTAGTTAATCATTTGGTTCTATCATACATTACATCAAATATTGATATGTATTGCATAGATGGAGTCTTAACTATTTGATTTATATCTTTACCAAAGAACTTATTTTTAATTTCTTCTTTAAGAAATATATCTTTAACATATGCTTTACCACAAATTAGAATTTCTTTTGTTGCTTCCTTGAATGTAGCTTTACCAATTCATCTAAAATCAAATGCTTCAGTACATATTCTTTTAAGTTTTGATTCATTGATTCATACTTCATATCAGAAGTCAAAAAGATTTCAGAACATAGTATCTACTACAGAAGCTACAAGTGGATAATCTACATTAGATTGCCATTCATCTATTGAAGATAAACGATCAGCTACAAATCATAAATACTTTTTATAATTTGCTATATACTTTGGAAATTCATAGTTATGAAATTCCATTGTAGTATCATCTATAATTCTCTTGATATCATCAATATCTTTTTTTGTATCAGGATCTAATTTATATTCCTGCTTTTCTTCAATAATTTTATCATTCATAATTAAAGTATTATTTAGTAAAGTCATCTGTGATATCAAGATTTATTATCATCAACAGATTTATCTGAATCATTATATAAATAAGTTTCATAAGTTCAAGCTTCAGTTACAAAATTCTCTATATCTTTTACAGACTTTAATTCTAGAATTAAGTACATATACATAATTGCATACGCACATGCTAATACTAAATCATCTTTCTTAGTTCATTTACCTTTATATAATATAACTTCTCAATGTCCAGATTTTAATTTAATAAAATTATTCATCTGTTCTAATAGATCATTGAGATCTCAATTAATCTTAAGTAGATTTGTATTAAATACTGTAGCCATTGTTGTAACAATGGTTCATTTTCTACAATTATAATATCAGTATTTTTTATTATATGAAAGTTCTCATTGTCATGTAGACTTTATCCGAGCATCTACAACTCATTTAACATCTTGTTCTGATACTGATTCTCATACTCATGAGCGATCTCATATAACTAATAAATTTTTATATTTCTTTTTGTAATCTTCTGCATAAACTAATTGTGTTCAATAAGTTGCATTCAATACTTTTGTTGCAGATTCTATTTCTCTATGTTTTAAATTAATTAAAACTAATCAACATGTATCTGTCAACTTACCAAGATCAAATCAAAGTATTCTAGGATCACTATCTGTATATTTACTATGATTAGCATTTACTATATAAGTTCAAGTATTGAATACATTAGATTCTTCTAATATTATACAGTATCATTTAGAATAGAATTCTTTTTCTCATTTAATTCTTAATGCATCCTTAGCAAGTTCTACTTGCTTCTTAAATTCATCTATAGTTTTTCATTGCATCATAGCTTCATTTTCGTCTATAGTTAAACGATATGAAACTATATCATCATTATCTATTTCTCAATCTACTAATAATTTATAGAACCAATGGTCAACTGGAGTTTCTTCATTGATTGTAGATACTATAAAAAAATCAGAAGTTTCGAATGCTGCTCTTTGATGAAAACTTGCCCAGAATGAATTTGTAATACGAGCTGCTTCATCTATTATAGCAAAGTCACATGCAATACCTTCTCACGTTGAATTACCTAGTTCATTATTACCTCTATCCATATTGAATAGAGATATAACTTTGAATGTATTTCATGTAAGATTACATTTAATTTCTTGCTTTGCTCTACTTATATCAAATAGTCTTTTACCATTATCAAGCTTCTTGAATAATAAATCTCATAAAAGAGATTCAATATACTGCATAGCCTGATCTCAAATGTTTGATTTCTCAGGTACAAAATATTTAATCTCTCTATAAGGTCTACCACCAAATCATGGTTTAGTTGATAGCAATTCTCTTGCTGCTATTAATGCAGCAAAATATGTTTTTCATTGTGATCTTGAAGCTCATACAATATTGTATTTCTTCCAATTCATTATTACTTTCTTTGCCCAATTAAATAATTTAAATCAAGCATGTTTACGAAGTAGGTGTCAATATGCATATCATCTATCAGGATCACCTATAACTTTATTTGTATATCATTGTTCTATTTCAGAATCTAATACTCATTCTAATGAAACATCTTTAATATTTATTCATACAACTGATCAGGACATAACTCTTTTTTGTTTTTGTTTTCATCAAAATCAAACAAGTTTTTTTTCTGAATCATAATATACTCATAATAAATTAAATAGATTTTTAATTATAGTATAAGTAAGATCATCTAATATTCTCTCTTTTGCCATTACTGACAAATAGAATTGAGTAACATTTCTTGTAATATCTTTTCATTCAACTATAGGTAAATTTAAAGTAAATGGTTTATTATTAAAAAATTCTTTTATTACTCATCACTCTGGATCAAATCTAATATCTTTAATAACATCTGGTTTATATTTTTTGAACCGAACTTCATCTACTACTCTAAATATATCTTCAGTATGTTTATCAACTTCAGAATAGAATAATTTTTGTTTTGATTGTATTACTGATCTATCACTAATCATAGATCATAAAAAAGATCTAATAGCATCATTTACTTCTTTTGATGAAAACGAATTATTTACATCTGATAATGTTATCATTTTATTTTAACTGAATTATTTAATAAGTCTGAAGCTATTATTTTTACTTTCTTGAATTTCTTTCATGGTACGAAAGTTGTAGTAGTTATTCTAACTTGAAATTTTGCTATTCAAGTTAATGTAAATGTTTTATTATTTGCCATGCTAGAATAAATATATTCTCTTAGTAATTTAAGTGTATCTTTAATGTCTTGTCTTTTTATTCAATGACTATTAGCATAGTCAACAAAGTCTTCATTAGTATTCGAGTTTTTCATCTTTTCAAATTTTATTAAATATAGCAATCTGAGTTTGGTTTCATATTCATTTAACTCAGTTTAGTTGTAAAACTAATTTAAGTGTATCTAGTTGAACTTTATTATCGCACATCTCATCTCATTTATTATTTAGAGTTTTTGCATCTAATAAATCTCAAATCTTTTCTGCTAACTTAGTTCAATCAATATTGATATTTGCAAGAGCCTGTTTCATCTCTTGCAATATATCTTTTGATTCTGGAACTATTAAGTCTGTTGTCATTTTACTCTGGGCTAAATGGTAATCATTTTGTTAATCATTTACTAGTACGTACTGGATCTTCAAATCATGTACCTAAAAACTTTTGTCTTATTTTTTTGTATGGTGCTTTAAGATTTATATATTTTTTTTCTGTTTCGTCAACTTTTTTCTTAACGACATACATAGGTATTATTCATTTAGATTGATAACCTTGATAAATATTTGTAATAATTATTCAAGCATACTCTTGATTCATTTCAAATTTAGCAGGATTAAATCAGAATCATTGTGGCCTAAAATCTTGTTTAGCATTTAGATATTCTTGTGGATCTCTAGATAAATTTCATTCTTTTCATGGAATAAATTTTCTTATAGGATCAAATTGTTTTGAAAAATTTGGTCTAGCTCAAGAAAAAGCATTGCTTTTAAATGGAGATTTATAATCTCATGTAGCAGTTCTTTTTCATGCTGTTGCATTTAAATCATTAAGATAAGATTTAGAATCATAATCCATAGATTCTGTAGAAACTTTAAACATCCAATTAGTTATTTGTTTCTGTGCATCTTGTGTTAATGTTTTGAATCTTTCATTATCATTAAATAAATCATATTGAGATTTACTCATTCACATAATTACTGCAGCTTGATTAGCTAGTTTTGATTTCTTTTCCATGAAAGGATTATTTTCAATTTGATTTAAGAATTTTAATCAAACTTCTATTCATGTCTCATTTCATTTCAATCATTTAAATGCTAATGCGTATTTAGATTGCAATGTTGCTACCTTAGTATCTCAATTCTTCATTACATTATTAACTAGATATTCTGTTGATACCAATTTCATTATATCATTCTTTGCATATTTAAAATTTTCTGCTTCTTCAAACTTAGTAAATAGATCTCAATAATTTTTTTGTACATCTTTCTCTATAATATTCATTACAGAATTATTATCTAAATTAAGATACTCTTGATATTTTAATAATGCATCTCTAGTTATTTGATTTTCCTTTTCAGAAGTCAATGCTAATGTTTGCTTTCAAAAATATTGTTTACCAGTTATAATTCAATCTGTTTTTTTAGCTTCTTCCAACTTTAATTGTTTTTCCTTATTGATTATCATATAAAGAAATAACGGTGTCTTAAGATGAGTATTCATATCCATTAATGCTAATGATTTTAATAATCATTTATCTACTCAATTTACTGAAACTATTTGCTCTAAAGTTTTTCAAGTTTGTTTTTCTAATTCTTTATTAATTTGTCACTCAAGAATACTCATAACTTTTTCTGGAGTAAATTGTTTACCAGATTTATCAGTTAATATTCTTTTTCATTTTTCATCTAATCTATCATATCAGCTATAATATAATTGATTCAAAATATCTTTTGCATTAGCTTCTTGATCTAATGTCATTGAAGTTCATTGCATTCATAGTAATGATGAAAGATTATAATCTTTATCAGTAAATCAAATTTGTCATCACTTTAAAAGTTTTCAAAGATTTGGATCTTTTTGTATTCTTGTTTGTATATCTTTAGAAAGATCTGTTAATACTGAATATGCAATGTTATCATTATCTCATTTTACTAATGAGGTAAAACCAGATAATACTGATTTTATAAATCATTTATCTTTATAACTTGCAAAATTTTTTCATTCACTTAGTTCTTTAAACATTTCATCTCAATATGTATTTCATCATAATCATAATATTCAAAGATTAGAATCTTGAGATATTGAATTAAAATAATCATCTGATTCTTTCATTCAATTAAATCTTATTGAAGCAGTATAATGTTGTTTGGTTGCATATTGTAATGCTTCAAACATATCTCATTTTCATAATACAGATTGTGCTACATATCTATCGTATGCTGTATTAATAAATGCTCATTGTTTAAATAATCTAGTCATTCTATCTAATAATGTTTTAGTTGTATACGCAACTTGATCAGATTTAGTTCAATATTCTCAAGCTGTATTCCATGCATTTAATTGTTTATCATAAATAATTCTTACAGATACAAATGCATTATTAAATATTTTTTGAAATTCTCATATACTTAATCTATCTTCATTATCTTTTTCATATTTTTGAAACTTAAGATATATTCAAGTTGTATATAGTATTTGTTTAGCTAGCATTGAATTATACATTGCCCAATCATGAAAGTGTGCTATAAATCATGCAGTATTTCATAGATATAATTGTTTCATTCAAGTTAATAGAGCTGATTCTTTTTCTATTAATGTTGCAGCTTTATGAAAAGACCATCACATAAGATATGAAAAAGACTTGACTGCGAATTGTGTAACAAAATTATCAAACATTAAATATGAATCTTCAAATATTGTTCATGAAGCTATTGCAGAAGATGATACAACTCATCATCATGAGTTTGCAAAGTTTCTTCTTACTGCAGATTGAAATACATTTTTAAATTCTTGTCATCAGTTTTCAAATGCAAGATTAATAGCTTTCATATCTTTAAATTTAAACTGTTCCATTGTTTGTAATACGGCTGTAATCTTACGAAGATTCTCTAGTGGCCGATCATTAAATCATAACATATTATTTATAAATGAATCTACCATTTCACCTGCTCTTTTAGCAGAATCTTTTCACACAACCTTTCAGGCTGCATTTGTAGCTAATTCTTTTGTAAATTTAGATATAGCTTGTTGTAAGAATGATTGATTTAAATTTTTTCAAAATCATGTACCCATCATTAATACATCTTCAAAATCCATAAGTCATTGTGTCTTTATTAATCTATATGCATCATCTAGTTTATCAGAATTTTTTGCTGCATATGCTCTTAGTTCTATATAATTTGGCAATATTTGTGACATTCATGCTATAATACTATTCTGAGTTAAGAAAGTTGAAGCAGTTCAGTATGTCATATTATAATGGAATCATTTAGCAAATCATAATACTTTATCTAACATAGATAATCAGTTTTTAAAAACTGCTTTACTCATTACTTTAATTTCAAAATCACTTATATCATAACTCATCATTTCTCAATTTCTATTATATGCCATATTTTTGGCATTGTTTTTTAAATATTCATGAAAATCAGCTTCATCTTTTATTCATATTAATTTCAATGCAAATTGTGCATCTCATTTATGAGCTTCTAATAAATCAGTTACTAATGTAAATGGTGCTTCTAATTTTGAATAAATAGAATAAACATCTTTTTTAAATAAAGAATTTATTTCATTTAATGCAATTATAATTGGATCAATAACATTAGTTTGATAATCAGTTAATATAGTTTTAAATTTTGCATCATCTAATAATTTTAATATTGATCATTTAGAACTTATTCATTTATCACTTTTCATTTTATCAATAGCTATATCTAGATTTGGTCTAGAGAATACTCAATCTTTTGATTCTATTAAATAATATGAAAACTTTTTTTCTATATCTGAAATATCTTTAGCAGATAATCAAGTTTTTTTCATTTCTCTATATATAGTATCTCATGTATTAAACCAATTATGTGAGAACTGTCTTACATGTTCATCACTAGCATTTGATATTATTCTTTTAGATCATAAAGAAATTTCTTTTTCAACTCAATTTTCTGTAATAGTTCTAAAAGTTTGTCTTTCTCTATTTAATAATCATTGAATAGTATCAAATGTTGTTAATAATCTTGGTGCAAATTTATTGAATAGAGATTGTTTAGTTAATTTAATTCAATCTTTTGCTAATGAAACTGCATCAGTAAACTCTGACATAATTTCATTTACTGCCTGAGTTGATCTATCTACTGTATTAAAACTAAATTCTGGAAATACATAGTTATCTATATCTTGTATTTCTACTTTATTTGAAATTATAGAAGAATCTATAATCGGATCTTCAAGTAATTTATTATTTTCAATTTCATATATTGTTTTTTTAGTACTTTCAATTGACGTCATTACTTTTTCAGCTCATTCTGTATCTCATGATTTTTGTAATAATTCTAAATCTGCTTCCATTTCTTTTAATAGTTTTGGAAAATATTCATTATCAAATTTATCAATTCACATATGTTCTTCAAAATTGACATCTAATCATATATTTTTTAATCTATCTCATTTTATATTATCAGAATCTCATAGGAATTTTAATTGTAAATTATTATTTATAAAATTAAATATTCTATTCTCTCATAATGTAATAGCATAAGCTGCTCAAATTCATTGGTATTCTTCTGGTAATACTTTAATATATTCTATTAAATCTTTTTTAATTAATTTTTGAGCTTCTTTATTTCATTTCTCATCATATATATTTTTAATCTTTTTAAGATAATCTAATATAGTAAATTTTCACATAGATCATGTAAATTCTTGTTTAAGTATATCTTCATAATCTTTTACAAAAATATTATTATCTTTAATAAAACTATTTAATCTATCTTCTCTTTTAACTAATCATGCTATTTTTGTTTTATTATTTTCAATTTGCATTTCAATAGTTCATGTATTCCATTTTTTTATTTTATAATTTAATAATTTACTTTCATTGCTTTTTAAGAAAAATTTTTCATTATTTAATAATTTTTGAGTATCTATTAAGCTGCTTCTGGCAGTTGCAGTATCTAATAATCATAATTTAATTAAAATATTTTCTTGTAATTCATCTTTAGAAAAATTATATATTCAATTATATGATCATATATCTTTTGATATATATCACATAGAATATCAATTTACATTTTCTAAATCATTAAGTATATCAGTTAATAATTTATTACTTTTATTATCTTTAAAATTTTTACATAAAAATATTATATCATTAGAAGTATTGATTGCTTCTATATATTCTCATATAGTTGTTTTTCAATTAAACATTTCTTTATCATTGAAAAATGATTCTATTATTTCTCATTTATGTCAAAGAGTTCATAATAATAATAAATAATTTTGTTCATCTTTATTAAATACTGCATGAGTATATCAATTTTCTTCAGTAACTATTTTTCATATTTTATAATCTGGACTTTTTTCTAATAATTTAGTTATTTTAATATAAGACCTTTTTAATTGAGATAATTTTTTCTCATCCATTTTTATTAACTTATATCATTTTGCTAATGGAGAAATTAGATCATGATAATAAATTCATATATTATTATCTATTCATGCATATTCTAATAAATCTTTAAACCAATTTTTATCGAATTCTGTTTTTCCTGAATTACCAAAGTCTAATGTTAATTGTAATATAGAAGCAGCAGAAGCATTATATTTTCTTAAATCTCATGTAAGAAGTTTTTGTCATATATTTTTATATAAATCTTCTATTGTAATTGTATCAAGTAAGTTTGGATTTTTTAAATTAGATGGATTTAATTCTGATCTAATTTTTCTTTTTCAGAATTTAATTTTATCATCTCATGTTAATGATTCATATTTATCAAATACTTGTCTTAGTATAGATATTGTTCTAAGAGTAGCAGAAACTATTCATACTGATTGTTTTGCTTCAAGTGCTACTGCTCTTGATTCCCATAATGAAACTTCTTTAGGAAATAATTTATCTAATTCATTTTTTAAATAATTAAATAATTTTGGTGCTTTAGTTTCTAGCATTGCTTTATCAGTTCATATTCATCACTCAGATACAACAATTACTTTTCAACTTGCTTTTGCATTGATAATTGCTTCATCTACTTGTTTTTTAAATATATCAAAATCTGCATCTGTAAAATATGAACTAGCATCTGTTCATCTATTCTTTTTTGTATCAATTCAAATTGCATTTGGTAATCATCTTATAACTGCTTGTGTTGAAGTTGGTACATGTTTAGTATTTAATCTATCGTCAGTATTATCTCAGAATAAAAATACTTTATCTTCTATATTCTCAATATCAGATCTTTTCCAATGTCATTTATATTTTTCATTTCTTAATCATTTATCTACTTGATCAGCAATTATATAATTATTAAGATGTTCTCAATTTTTAAATTCATCTATAAGATTTCTATTCTCTGATAACTTTATTCAGAAAATAGATTTTCAAACTATATCTCAAAACTCTGATTCTGCATTAATAAAGAATACGTGATCTCAATCATTATCTCATTCAAGTTTTAGATATGTTGTGATTGGATTTGTTACTACTTGATCTCATCACATATTTTCATATTCTTGCCATAATTTTTTTCAATTATTATCTACTTCATCTGAAAATCTAATTCTGTACATACCAAGATTATATTCTGATGGTACAGGATATCTATATCAGATTGTAAATAATGGTTCTTTAAAATTTTTAATTGCTTCAATTTTATCTTTATCTGCAACTGTATCTAACTTAGAAAGTTTATCTTCTATTATTCATTTAACTAATTGTGAATCTTTAGATACTATAATTTCTTCAGCTGTAATTTTATTAGTAGATTCTCTAATAAATACAGAGGTTCATTTATCTTGTGGTTTATTTAATATCTCATCTACTTCTGATAAGAACTGTTTTAATCTTCATCATGCAACTGAATCTGTTAATGTTCATCTTTTTACCAATCAAACAACTCTAGATATTATATTATCAATATCAGAAATATTATTAAAATTAATATTAAAATCTCATAATGAATTAATATTATTTTGAAATGATTTTTGAATTGCTTTTAATTGAAGTTCTGTCAATGCTTTTGAATATTCATATCATAATCTTGACTTAATAGAATCTGACAATGTAGTCATATCATCATCTGATGTTGATTCAGAAGATGCATTTCTAAAGAATGATGTATCTGTTCATTCTACTTCTCATAAAACTTTGTATAGTTTTCAATCAATTATTATATCTTTAGGTGTATCGAATGTAACATATCATCATTCTAATTTTAATGATGATTTTCAAATAACTACTGCGTTATCAAGTTTGCTTCATTCATATACTATTTCTGCAGAATTAAATAATGTTTTTCAAAGCACTCTACCATTATCTCATACATCTCAATAGAAGTGATCCTTGAATTGGAATACATCTTCTCAATCTCATCATTGAATTCTATCTCTAAGTCTTGCCATATGTCAAGAAATAAATGATGTTCAATCTTGATTATCCTTATTAAATGCTGAATCTAAGAAACTTACTTGTTCATCTGGATCTGTTATAGATACTAATCTTTTTCTAATATATTCTGGAGTATCTTTATTTGCAATAGTTCTATCTACGTTAATTGTTTTATCATCATTGTATTTAATCCAACTATTATCAAATTGTTTTGCTAATACTAATGTTTTAAGTGGAATCTTAATATCATCAAATGTTGAAAAATTTGACATGTTAGCAGACTCTCTTTTACGAATGTTATTAGTTTCTAAAATAATTCATCTTCATTCTCTTTTAATTCAGTTAGATTCTTTAAATTTATTTTCAATAATGTTAAGATCTTTTTTAAAAGCTTCATACGTAGAATACTTTATATTCTTAAATTCAGATGAAAATTTATCCCAATCTATTTTAACTTTTAATCCTGTATGATTAAAGTATCAATTCTTTAAAGCATATTCGTATTCGAATAAATCTAATTCTATTCTAGATTTTTCTATATCTTTTATTTTACTATCATATATAGAAAGATCTGATCTATATAACGTAAATACTGAATCCTTGTCTCAGAAGTTTCAAGCAAATACATCTCATTTTCTAATATGTAACTGTTCAATTACTCTAGCTCTAAGATCTTTTAAAATAATTTTTTTCTTATTTAAATAACTTATTAAATCTACTGAAATAAGATTTGTTTGATTATTTATTAATGCTGTTATGAATTTATAAATTTCTCATTGAGTAACATATGCATAATTTATATAATTTTGTTCTATTATTCAATATTGACTTTTAAAAAAGTTATCAAATATATTTTTTAATGTAAGTTCTGATCAGTATTTATCAATCTTTCATGACTTAATTATTCAGAATTTTCATCAATCAATTCATCTTAAGAAATTTACATTCATTCATTTTTCAACCATTTGTTGAAGCTGTATAATGTTTTCTGTATATTTATCTGGCTCTACTTCATCTTTTAATGCATAAGTAAAATCATCTACTTCTTCAATGGATACGTTAATATCTGCTTTAACTCTTTCTCATTTAGCATTAGTATAGTCATTTGATTTATTTCATAATGCTCTAATCTTTTTGAAAAGATCTTTACCTTGTCATCTTTTGGTATTATTAATATCCTTAAGTAATACTTCCATAATATTATCAGCATCATTAATAGATACTTTATATCATGATATATCTAGTATTTCTTTTATAAATGCTTTATATCAATCAAGTTTTCTTTTGTTAATATATTCTCATTTAGCATCTTTAAAATATTCTTTACTATTAAGATCTTTTATTAAATCTGAGAATTTATTATCTCATAAATTAAATAGATCAGAAGCTGATAAATCATAGTTAATATCTTTTTTAATTAATTTTGGATCTATTAAATATTTTTTTCATTCTAACCAATCTTTTAATATAAATGGTCATCATAATATATCATTAAATGATTTATTAGATTTATTTATTAATTTATTATAAATATCAATTGATTCTTTTATTTCTAATCAGTATTCTTTTATTAAATTGTCTATAGTAAATTCTATTTTTCTTGGTTCATAATTTTTTATTACTTTTACATTTTTTCAATTATGTTCTAAAAATTCATTTTGTGGCATATCATAAATAAATATTTTTCAATCTTCTTTTAATAATGCTACTTTATGATATATTGATTCTCAAAATAAATTTCATTTAATTCATACATCTATTGGATATACATCCATTCATTCTATTAATAATTTATTAATATTAAATTTTGATGTATAACTACATGGTAAATTATTATATGAATATTCTTTTCCTATCGTTATTAATGATTCATTATCTTTTCAAGAATATGCCCAGTCTATAATTGCTTTGTTAATCTTTGGCTCTTGTCATGTCTTTGTATTATTAAAGAATGCTACAAGCTTCTTAATTATAGGATTATTCTTTTTAGCGAACTCAGCAGTCATTGTATCGTTTATAATATCTTCCATTTCTTTTAAAATGAAATTCTCATCAACAACATTTAATGATTGACATTTACTATTAAATTTTTGAAATATATATTCTAATACTTCTTTATATACTTTTGATCATCATAATGCTATTGCTTTATTAAATATATCTATTTTTTCTAATAATCATTTAGAATTTCTTAAATCAGAAATTAGTCTTGTAATTCATTTTAAATCTTCTGTTGTTAATTGTCAGAATTTTCATTTCATTTCTATATCTTTTTCAATTGATTTGGTTAAATCTTCAACTTTTAAATCTATTGAATCTTTAAGTTTTGGTTTTAATTGTGAAAATGTTGCAAAATTATCTGAAGTATTTTTAATATAATCAACTGTAAAATTATTTATAATTGAATCTGTATAATTTGTTTTAAATTTATATTTTTTTAAATTTCATAACAATTCTTTTTTTAATCACTTTTCAATTAAAATTAATTCTTCAATCTTTTTTTGTAAGTTTTCTTTAATTATTTTATCTGGAATAGCTTTCTTTTGTTCTTTTAAAGTATTAATTCAATTTTGATTTTTCTTAATCAAATTATTAATATTTATTACATATCTCTTCCATTCTTTTTCTACTTGTGGTTCTAATGTTTTTGCTAAAGAAGATTTAAATACTTTATCTCATAATAGAGTTTTAGATAATGGTTCTATTAATTTAGGACTAAGTAATAAATCTGAGAATGCTTTTATGTATTGATCATCCATTTTTGGATCTACTCAAATCTTTTTTATAATTGCATCTATTAATGGTTTATGTTCTGCATATTTATATGCAATATTATAAATCATTGGCTTAACTAATATTCATATATTTTCATTTGCATTTACAAAAATATTATAAATAAAATTATTTAGAACTTCAAATTCTTTTGTATCTGGTTTTATATCTAATATATGTCTAAGTGTAGCAGTAATATAATCTTTATCTAATACTCAATCAGTAAACATTCAAGTTACTTTAGAACTTGCATGTATTATCCTAGAATTTTTTATTCAAGTTTCTAGATCAAATACTCAATCTTTTTCTCAATATTCATAAATAGATCTCATTAATGCTCATACACTCTTAGCATAATTAGAAACTTTATAAATCATTTTTCATTCTTGAACTATTTTTCAAGAAAGCATATCTTCAAACTCTGATTGTTCAGATAATTCTTTACCTGCTGTTAAATACATTATGAAATTTCTTCATCATTTTTTATCTTCAATATATCAATATGTAAGATTTAATAATCATTCTTCTCTTGAAAAATAATTAATAAGATCTTCTCATGGTACTACAAAATTATTATCTTTAGCAGCTTGAAACTCTTTCATTTCATTTATGAAATTTACTTTTCAAAAATTATTTTCTCAATAAATTTCATCTACAACTCATTTAATTAATTTTCATATTTCATTCATTAATCAAATCTGTTTATCAATTGGAACTTTACTAACAAATCACATAACTTGAGATCAAGATTTTTTATCTAATGTTCAATTCTTTCAAACTATTGTTCTAATTGTTTGTTGTATATTATTTTCAGGTACTCAATATGCTTCTCATAATTTAGTTATTGTTTGTTTTCTTGATATCATTACGTTCTTTATTTTCTCTACAAATAAATCTGTTCATTTATAAATATCAAATGCTGTTCATTTTTTAAATTTATGTCATTCAATAATCATATCATCTTTAATTTTAACTTGTCAGTTTTTAATTAAATCAACATAATTTTTTTTAAAATCTTCTATATCATTAAACTTAATATTAATAACTCTTCAAGTATCTCATGGAAAACTAACTTGTATAGATCTTACATATTCTACATTAGAATATGCATCCTGTATTGCTAGAGTATTTTCTCTTATAATATCTAGATATTCTGTTGCTTCATCTTTACTAGGTGCTAATTTAATTTGTTGTATAGCTTGTTTAATTTCTATAACTTTAGTTTCATAATATGAATCATTTTTTGGTGGTGTAACCTTTCTATCATAAGTTCATTTTCATGTTGCAACATTTAATGCATCATTTAAATATTTATCTTGCAATAATTTATTTACTTCATATTCTTTACTTCATGATTTTAAATCATATCATTTTAATACAGCATCATCCATTGCATCAAATTGTCTTCATGTAATTCATGTAACATCTTCCAGATGTAATCATATTCATTCTGCAGTTACTATTTCTTTTAGTCTTCATTCTTCCATTCATAGAATATTTTTAGACATAAAGTTAAATAGTTCAGCAGGTTTATCAAAAATTTCTTTTACTTTTGCAGGTGAAAAAACTGTATATGCAATTTCTTTTCATTTCTCCATTAATTTAATTGCACTATTTCTATCTAGTTTAATATTATTTTGTGTGTCTAGAGCCTTAACAAAATCATCTACTGCAGCTCAGTCTTCCTTATAAATATAATTATACATTATACTATTCTTTGCTTTTTGTGCAGTTTCATAACCAAGTGATCAAACCTGAATTATTCATTTTCCTGCTCAATATATTGCTGTATCAAATACCAATCATGTTATCATATTAAAGTTTTCTGATACATCTGATGGTGCTTGCATCATTGTATTATCTATAATTGCATCTCATGGTGCTCATTGTAATAAACTATTAGTAGCTCATTTCATTCATTTAGTTATTTTAGAATCCATTACTTTTGGAAATACTTTTAATATGCTTTCTCAAAATCAAATATTTGTTTTAATTAAAAGTCATATTCATTTATCTGCTACTAATGCTGCTCATTTTGTAATTCACTTTGTTACTAATCAGGTTCATGCTGTTGCTGTCGCTAATGATAATAATGCATCTGGATTATATGCTATTACCGATAGAAACTTATCTAGGTTTCATTTGTCTGCAGTTATTAAGCTTCTATATTCTTGTCTAATATAATGTGGAACTTCATCTTTATCATTATCATAAACCTTATCAAAAATTCTTTCAACTGTTGCAGCAGAATATGAATATGCATCCATTAATGATTTAAAAGTATCAATAGGTCAAGATAGAAATCTATCTTTCATTTGTTTTAAATTTGTTGCTTGAGATATAGATGTTATTAATGATTCTTTAGATCTTAATTTATCTTTATCTTCTTCGGATAAAGATTGATATGCCTGCTTAATTGCTTTCTGTCTAACTTCTTCATCATTTTCTTTATTATAAGATGGATCATTTTTTAATATAGCATATCTTCTAACCATTTCAAGATCCATATTATATCATACATCTGATATTTCTTTAAACTTTGCAGCAATTTTTTCATTATCTGGAAGATCTTCCATTCATAAAAGTTCTAGATAATATTGTTTATCAGTTGTCGCCTTTTCTACAATCTGATCTTTAAGATTCATAAAAGTTGTTCATCATATTCATACAATATTTTTTGCATCCTTAGCAAAATCTTCATCAAACTTTTCTGACATCTTATTATTTAATTCTCATATAAGAGTAAAAGTATCATTTCATTTTACTAATGCATCTTGTTTTATTTGTATTTCATTATAAACTTCTTCTCATGTTTTTTCTCAATTTGCTTTAATAGAATTATTTAAATAATTCTTAAGCTCATTTTGTTTTTCAGTATATTCTGTTTGATATCATCAAATGGATTCTTGTAATGTTGCAGCTTGACTTAATATATTTGATTGTGCAAATGGATCTAATAAATCTAATTGCATTTTTTGAAAATTAGAAAAATCTTCTTGATCAGTAATTGTTGTAATTCATTTTTCTGATAGATATTGTTTTTCAACTTGTTTACTAAAATCTCTATATTCTGTAAATCTAGGATCTACACTTGATATATCATGAATTTTTTTCTGTCTATCTCTTAATAAACTTTCATATTCTTTAACTTTAGCTTCAAAATCTTTTTGAACTATTCATTCATTTAAAGAATTTTTAAGTCATGTTCAATTTAATACATCACTTCATTTACTAATTCACATTCAAGTTAAACCTTTTACTAAATCCCATGCCATTCATAATCATCATAGATTTTTAAATCTATTTGAAAGTGATCTATCTTCATCTGATATCTTAGGCTTTTCTCAATATTTATCTTGAAGATCATAATATTCTATTGGATTAACAATTCAATCCCATAATCATGCAATTCACTTTTGTTCAATTTTATTTTCAACTCATTCAATTGCATCCTTTCCCCAGTTAATAACTGAAGAAGCAGTATCTGCTACTGCATCTACTGCTTGTGTTCATAGCTCAACTGCTCAACTAGCTACATTTGAAATTCATTCTCATACAGCTTCAGCTGCATTTATAATACCTTCTAGTGGTGTCATATTTAAATAATTATGTAAATAATATAAAACTTACTATTCTATGTTAAGTTTATAACTTATAGATTAGTCTATTGTTTTTTCTTCTGTGTCTCATAGTTCAATATACTGAACTACATCTCATTTCATTTCTGGATCAATTTCATATTTAACATATGCCATCAATGCATTCCTATGAGATTTAAATTTAGATTTCATTAACTTAGAATCTAAAAGAATTTCTTTTTGTTTTGATTTCATTTTTAATCATTGCACTATATCAACATAGTCTTCTGTTTTAAACTTCATTAAATCTTGTAATCATTTTCAATTGTATGATACTCAAGATTTTCATTTAAAAGAAAATACTTTATTGTTTACATTTACTTTCTCTGGAGCTTCTAAAAATTTTGTAATTGTTTTTCTTCAGTTTATAACATCTCAAATTATTTGAAAGTTTGGTTTTCAGTTTGTTGCAAGAATTATTTCATATGATAATTCTTGTGCAATAATTTTTAATTTACCTCAAACAATTACATTATTATGTACAAACGATCAGCATTCAGATAATAATTTCTGAACTAATCATAAATTTGGAACATCATTAGTTCAATCTCTTGCGCTTCATATTCCTATACTATTCCAAAATTGCATTATTGTTATGAGTAATTTAAATCTTCACTCTATATCTGATGTATCAATTCAAATCAATTCTGATATTGAAGCTCTACCATGATATGCTCTTTCATTTCAAACTAATGATTGTTTAAGTTCTTCTAAAAACATATTTATATTGTTAAAAATTAATGAATCTAGTATATTTATTTAAAAATAAAAATCAAATAAAAAGTCCTGATATACAGGACTTCATTTTTATATAAATCATTGAACAGAATTTTTAGTTAATTTTATGTCTCAAGTTGAAAAATCTATTTTAACAAAGAACTCTTGTCATTTCTTTCAGAATTTATTCTTTGCTATTGAAAGTTTTATTTCATTTGAATCCTCATATAAAATAAATATCACATCACTAGATTGAAATAAATCTCAAGATCATTTCAACATAACTTTATTTCATTCTTTCTCTCTAGAGTCGTTGTTAACTTGTGATAGACTGAAGACTACACAGTTATTTCTAATGGCCATCTTCTGTATTTCTCCTGCAAGAGTTGACATCTTCTCGTAAGATGATACTGCAGGACAAGTAAATCATTGTATGAAGTCTATAAATACTATATCAAACTTTTCCATTTCAGTTGTTTTAATAATTCAATCTAGTGTAGAAATATTATCATACAGATATAAATTTTTAAAATCATCTCTGTTAATCTTGATCTCTCATTTAAGAATTGAATTGAAATGTTTTTTGTAATATGCCTTAGCAATATATCAAAGAAGCAATCATGTGTCAACTTCTATTGAGAAGTATCAAACTTTTTTTCCTGCTTTAACAAAATGATTTACATATTCATAACTGAATTGTGATTTTCATGTGTTAGAGAATCATCCGATAGTATAAACCTTTCATTCAATAATTCATTGAGTTTCTTTATCAAGTAATTCAAATGGGCCTTTCTGTCACATTTGTCATCTAGCTTGAAAAATACTTTTAATACTTTCAAACTTTGCAAATGCAAGATCAATGTTCTTTGGTTCTTTGGTTCTATCTTGCTCAATACATTCTAGAACTTCTGCTCATATTCAACTAGATACAATTAGTTCATTGATATCTTTAACTTCATATGGTGCAAGATCGAATACAGAAAACTTAATGTCTTTAAGATTTTCTAATATAGCTTTACCTGCTTCATCATTATCAGGTATAAGAATAATCTCATATCACTTTTTATAGAATGCTCTCACTACATCTTGTCATTCATTTGCTGACTTAAGGCCAATAACATTTACTCAAAATTGAGCAAGTGATAAGAAATCAAACATTCATTCTACTACATAAACCTTTTTAACTTCCTTATTCATTGTAGTTAGAAAGCATCACTTAGAGTTTGTTCACTTTTCTATCATGAATTTTTTCTCTGTAATGGATCTATTCTGAATTGATATTATTCAATTTACATCATATAATGAGCAAGAAACGTATCATTGATTATTTTTGATATAAGTATCGACTTTCGTATAATCTATTCACCTACCCCTACAGAATTCAATCTGGTCATCATTTAAATTTGGAAGTGAATTCCATTTATCAAAAACTTTTTTCTTGACATCTAAAGGAATTTCCATATTATGTTGTTTGTTAGTTAGTAAATTAGTTTGAAGATCCCTTTTGGTCAGGGGATCTTTTTGTTCATCTTGAAGATTGAACGTGTCCTTAAACCGAATTACTGCTTCTCATTTGTCTAATCCATTGTACTTCATGATGAATGATAGTCTGTCTCAGAATGCTCTCTTACCAGAGAAATCAGATATAATATTAAGATTTGTATCTGCTTTCCATCAATCAGTTGGTTGTCAATGCTCGAATAAATTTAAAGTGTGTCCTGATACAGAGTATCTAATTCATACTGATCTCAGTATGTCTTCTAGTTTTATAGAATTGATTTGTTCAAAAATATTCATTAGTTTTCTCAAATAAAAAAATAAATTAATTAGGACTATATGGTTCTGTAGATCTTGTAATCCATTTACGAAGTCTAGCTTTTAGATTATAAATTTCATTATCTTTTTTCTCTCAATAGTATGCAATGAATTTATCTAGTTCATTCATAACAACTTCAGTTCAAGTAAAATTTCAATCTCTATCTTTTTTAAATCTATCAGGATATTTTTCTAAAAAAAAGTCTATCATCCAATCATATATGTTTTTTAACTGTTGTAATGTAAATGATTGTTTTATATTTGCTTCTTCTAAAATGTCGCAAAGTTTCTTTGTTCATCTTTTTTCTCACATAAAAGAATAAATTTCTTCTCTTGTTGGTATAATTAAAACTTCTAGCACATCACTTTTCTTTTTTTTCTTAGCCCTTATAGGTAGCATGTTACCAGTAGTATTATAGTCATGTATATTATTATTTATATGAGATATATTATTATATATATCTGTAGTATTATTACTGTCGTTCTCACCGACTACGTCGTTCACATCGACTTCACTCACAACTTCTCACTCAGTATCGTCTATGTAATCAAGAATTTGTACTTGATATAAATTTACAAAACATTCAGTTTTACTCTTCCATCTTTTATATTTTTTAATTATTTTTAAAGATTCTAATTCTTTTATTCATTTCATTATAGAATCTCTTCAACATTTATTTTTTTCTGCTAAATCCTGAATTGCTATTTCAGCTACTCAATTTTTATTTGCATAAAAACATAATGTTATGTAAACGCATTTTGCATATATATTCATATCTTCTAAAAAATCTTTATTAGGAACTGTCATAAAAGTAGTTGGTGCAAATTTAATTTGCGATTTATTATTATTCATAATATATTTAATTAATATTAAAGCTGAACTCATTCATAATTTATTTCTTCTCAATCATTATCTACCATTTTTTTTGTAATCATATATATGTCATCTATTTTTATTATAAATGGTCATATATCTAAAAACTTTTTAGTTTCTAGTTTTTTAAGTATAGTCTCTGTATCTTCATGATTCATCTCTAATGGAGAATCATATCATCTTACATGTAAGATTAATTCTAATTTCATAATATAAAAAGTTAAAATAAATAAAATAAAAAACCACCTTCTCTAATGTCGTGTTGAGCAAGTGGTTTTGTATGTTCTTTTTTATCTGGTATATTCTGACCTGAAAACACGACTAATCAAATCAGAATATACCAAAACATATAACAAATATTAAAGAACAATTTCATTGTATTCATTTTTTAAATCCTGTCAAAACTTTTTTTTAAAAAAGAAAGTTATAATTAAATTTGACAATGTTAATTAAATTAATATATTAAGATCAACTTATATAGTTATAAGTTATATTTTATTTAATAACCATATTTCTAATGCTTAGAAAGAATGATATTGCAGAACTCATTGCAGGTGAGTTTAGCATGAAAAAATCAGAAGCAAACAAAGTATTGGACTTCGTCATATGATCAATTAAACTTGAATTGATCAAATGAAATGATGTCATTATACCTACTTTGTTTACTTTGTCTGTTAAGAATGCAATAGGTAGAACTGTTATAGTTCCATCTACATGAGAAGTATCTGATGCTAAAATATATAAAAAGCTCAGATGTAAATTCTCTACGAAGTTTAAGAATCAAGTTAAGAATATTTAATTTTATTTATTTACTATAATCATTTATGAATGAAGATTTTCAAACATCACAGGTACGCAAATATGCTGATGTGATTTACTCATGACTAGAGTCTAAATTGTCTGAAGCAATAATTGATAAGCTTTGACTTCAAGAAACTTATACTGATGAAGAATGAAAAGAAATGCCAGTTGAGTTCGAATACGCATTTAAAGTATTGAAAGATCAATGATATACTTTGAACCACATCATCAAAGAAGAATGATGAACTGCTACACTAGTAATAAGATTCTTTAAGATAGATACTGAAGTTACTTATGATATTAAAACTACTTATTCTATTTCTGTAACCAAATCCTAATATGTTATACTTTATTATTATAGTTATATTTTGATTAGTAATTGGATTACTAATCAAAGTTAATCTAGATTTACAATTAGAAATCAATAGGCTTGAAGATAAGGTATTAGACATGTTAGATGAATCAGATGAAATAAATAGAGAACTTAAAAGTAAGACTACTCTACTATATCAAGCTCGTGAGTCAAGAGACTCATGGAAGTCTAAATATGAAGAGTTTAAAAAATAATTTATTAACTAACCTAACTAACAATGTACGAAGAAACCGTAAATACAGATACGCTATTACTAGACTTATCTGAAATTAAATTAAATAGATCTTGAATCATGCAGAGTTTCAAGTTCTGAAAACTAAATCTTACTAAGGATCTTTATTGGGAATTAGTCATAGATATCTTTGATGATATGGATCAAATCAATATGGATTATAATTGTGTGTTTGTAAAAGATCCATCGTGATATAATAGATCTCTTAGATGAATTTTAAATGAATTTAGATCACCACAGAAATCTTTAGATCCAGATTTATACTATATAGCAAGAGCTAATAAACTTCATAAAGAATATGAAGAAGAATCAAAGCAAATGGAAACAATAGATTTTGTAACTAAAGTTTCTAAGTATGAAACTAAAGCTAAAACAAATCAAATCAAACTATTTGTATCTAAGGATGTTGCAGAGTTCATTACAAATCATATCCAAGATATGAAAGATTCTGAATGAAAATCTAAGTATGCATTAATATTCCTTAATAATAATTAATATGACTGACATGATTATAGATGATCCATCTATTGATATGAAACCAACACATTCATTTAATGGTCCAACTAATAGACAGGAACGCAGACATCCACATCCATGAATTTCTAAATATAAAATAAATAGATTCCCAAATTCATTCTACGCTATGGCCAAACTAATAAGAAAACGAAGAAAGGCTAAGTGATACTAAAATAAAACCCCGTAATAATTTACGGGGTTATTTTTATTCTAAAGTATCTAGATATATTTTGAGTAGAATACAATAGTTTGCTAAGTCAACTAATGAATCTGTAATGGACTCATCTTTTACTTGATTAGCAACTCCTTGAAATTTTCGCTGTAGCAGGTTTGTAATTCTACTTACCTTATCAGACTGCCTTACAAGTAATCAAGTGGCTACATCCGTAATTCCTAGTACCTCTACGAGCTCAAAATTTTTAAATGCTACGTCTCAAGAATAGTCTGCATTCTTTTTAACTGCAGTTTCATACATATCATTTGTAATATCTCTAAAGATTTTCAACATTTCTGTTGATTGTAAACTGTTCATAGTTCATAGTTAATAGTAAACTGTAAATTTTTACAGGATGGCTTAGAAATCATTCTGAAGTCTTTTAATTTGCATGTCAGCAGTCTTAAATTGATTCTCCTGTATTATAACATATCATGGTTCTGATCTGTATCAATTAGTTTTATCGTAAAGACCTTGTCATCAAAGTCAAGTAGTCTTGAACCATATGCACTTTGGATACTCTTTAAAGTTAAGATGATGTTTATCTCAACTAAAAATAATATTATATCTGGTAAGATCTCAATATAGAACCAGAATCTTCTCTGGTGATAACTTATCGAAACTACCATCACCATGTGCTATTATATAATGTATATTTCCTATATCCATTATAGAAATTGTATCACGAAGATACTGAATTTCAATTTCAGATTTAGAAAGACCACGTTTAATCATTTCATATATCACAAGTCATCATGTCTTTTGTACATCCATGTCCTTTGCTTGTGTCATCCTATCATGATTTCATGGGATTCCTGTAAAGTATACCATCTTTCCTGCTTTCTTGATGGCCAATAAGAATTTTTCTAGAATAACTACAATATTCATCATCAAATCAAATCCATATCACCATTCCTGCTCTGTACCATAGGCTAATTGTCATGGATGCATTCAATCTTGTGTAAGAGTTTCAGCAAGATCTCCAAAACAATTTATATAAATTAGATCTTCCTCTGATTTTATGATATCATGTAGTATATAGTCTAGTCTTTCTATGATTTTCTTAGTTCATATCTTACCTATGTGTAGGTCTGATAGGTTATACTGCTTTGATTCATAGTTCTTAGGTGGTTCTATCTTGAAATCTATCTCTAATGGCTTATGATTATCTATATATTTCTGTACGAATTCTAGAAACGCCTGATTGCTAGATACAACTTGTAGTGCACTCTTAACTTTAGCTTCATGTGCCTTTTTTAATTTCTGTTTATATTTATTTGAGATATGATCTGAAGTCATCTCATCAATAGTTCAGTCAAGTTCTTCCTCTCATAAAGAATTAAGTGTAATATCTGACACTACATTTGATCACTTGTTAAGATTCAGTTGATTTTTTAATACTCACCATGCCTTTCAACTCAATCAATACTTATCCATTATGTTCTGTCCAGTAAGATTATGACCATGATGTGCATAGTCTTTGTAGATTGCATCTATTGTTGATAGTTTGAATGGTATTGGCTCGAAGTAATCCTCACCTGTAACTGATTCTGTTACTTTAATTCTAAGAATAACATAAGTTTCTCACTTAACTTTCTTAGTTTCTGGTAATTCATCTGTGAATAACTCATTCATTCTAGTTATAGAATCTTTTACCTCTGAAATATTTTCTTTTATAAGATCAACTTTCTTTTCAAGTTGTTTTATTATCTGATATATCTGAGGTGATTCTAATGTTATCTTAAATTTTTCTTTTACTTTTTGTTTAATGATTTTATTTCTTTCTTGATTTGAGATTTCTCATAAAGAATAATACTGCTCTTTGATATAATCTCTGATTGACTTATTGATCATATGTGTTGTTAGTTAAAAAAAACTAGGCTATGCTAGTTTTCAAGAAATAAATTACTACTGAGTATTTTGCGTACTCAGCCTTTAACAGAAATAATAACATCAATTACTTGTCATCTATCTTTAGCGATAAGTAATTGTTTATATTTATCTGGATATGTTGAAAAATTTATAATAAAATTTTCATTATCATCATGGTACATTACTCTCATAGAATGATAAGTTTAATTTTATTTTGGATTTCGTTTACTTTTTTATTAAATTCTGCCCTTAGTTTTTTGTTAGTAGGAGATCTAAATTTAAATCTTAGCTCCTCTAATTCATTGTTTAGCTCTAATAAGTTTTTGGTCATTATTAATTAGGTTAATAATATTATCTTGTATAATTCTTATTTGCTTTTCAATTTGTTCATTTGTAACATGATCCATTTTAATATCAAATCTAAGATCTTCTATTGAATTGAATATATGTACTAGAGTCATAATAATAAAGTTATTTATATCTTTGATTTAATTCTTGAATTAAATATGTAATAACAAATGATTTGTTTTTAATAGTGTCAGTATTCAATACATAACACAAAGATAATACTAAAATTATCGTATAAAGCAAGAATATATTCGTTAAAATTTTCATATTATTTATTAAGTTTAGTGATACATTTATTATAATATTCCGAAGTTATACATCAGTTAATCAAATCTCTAATTAATAACTTTCTAAATAACATTTCATTCTCCATGTCTATTAAAGCTTTATTAGTTTTATTTTCAAGCTCAATATATTCTAATTCTTTTTGGTTCATACTACTGATGTTAAGATTCTATTATATTCTCTCATAACTGAAACCATAAGCTTTACATATTCTTCTTGATTTAAACTTCAATCTCTAAGTCTATTTCTTAATTGAAGTCTTTCAGCTTCAAATAATCTAGAAGCTTCATCATAATATTGCATAGTAAATAAGTTAAGATCTTTGTTTATATTTTTTTCATTCCATTATCTGTACAAGTTTGCATTGAAATCTTTCAATACACATTAAGCATCATTGAGATTCAATAAGATCTCATATAGTATAAAACTTCTTTCAAGTCTCTTTATGTATTATAGAGTAGCCATTAAATGTTGGCTCAAGTTTTTTACACATCATATTATTTTAAGTTATAATATAGTTATTGCTCATGAATCTCATTCGTTTGTATAAAAATTTACATCTCAAATTAATCATAAAGCATAATAGTCAAAATTATTAGAGAAAACTCTAGTAGAATATTTTCAATATTCCCACTTGAATATATCTCAACTTTGCACTGTTGCATTTATATCTAATGATTGTCATACACTATTTCAATTATTTAAATTATTAGTAATTCACCAAGACTGTATTAAAGTAGCTCATCTATATTGTCTTATTAAACTACATAGAGGTCAAGGATATGTAACTGGTCAAGATATATTAGTATATCAATCAGTATAAACATAAAATGTCATTCTTATTTCTCAAGTAGTATTTATTTGTGCCACATTAATAAGTCATCATCAAGTTCGTGGATTAGTTAATCAAGACTTAGTTCATATCAACAATGTTCATGGAGTTATTGGTGTCGAATTATTAGATGATGTCATCATCATTGCTATTGGGAATGTCATATTTAATTTATCATTTAAATAAAGGGTGTATATAGTTGATTGCAGTTACTATAACTCATACAGTTGCAACAGAAGTTCATATTATCCGAGCTGCTAACTTAAGAGAATCTTTTTTAACAAATGCTTTCTCTGCATAAGTTCTCCGTTCTTTACTATCTGCATCATGTTTTATCTGCCAGTCTGTAATAAGTTTAGAAATCTTTTCTATTTGGTGATCTTCATCTATCATGTGTCTATCTAATTTTGCATCAATTTTTTCAAATCATTTGTTTAAAAATTCCATAGTTATAGATAGTTCAGTAATAAGTTCTGTTGGTGGCTTTTTAGTCATAGTCTTATTTATCAGGATTAACAGATAAAGACTTCTGGCCAAAGTAAAAACTGACAACCATTAAGGTTACACTTTTTAACGGCTCTCATACTTCTATACTTAAGAAGTTTAGTACTATAACACTCGTTACTATTAGTAGTAACGAGATCTTAGTAGCTGATTTTAGGATTGGTTCTTTCATAATTATATAGTTAAGTAAATAGCTTGTGGATTTAATTCATCAGCTGGACGAATTAAAAAGTTTCATTCTACTTCTTGTTCTACTAGATTTGTATTTTCTCTTATATAAGTAATGGCTCATTCTCTAGCCATAAATTCAAGTCAATAGTTTCTTATTTCTTTTTCAGTAAATTCATTATCATTAGGACACTTAAAAAAGTATTCTGTAATAAAGTCATTCATTTTTAAATCTTCTATATAGATAGAATCAATTAATAGACTTTCTACTAGAGGATTTTCATTTTGTACACTTATTCTTTGTGTACCATTTGGATTAATTATCCACTTTCAAATTCAATAAATCATAATTAGGTAGTTAAGATATTAGGAACTATATATTGTGAAGCACTATCAGTATAAAGTCTTAGTTTTTCTGCTGTTGTTAATACTCTGTTACAAAATCATACTTCTCATATACTTCAGTTTATATAAGCCTCTGTATTGTCTCAACGGTTTCAAATATTAAAATCTTTACTTGTATCTGCAACAATAGCTCAACTATTAGTTCAAGACGAGTTAGTTAAGCTTCATTCTGCACTTCATCAATTAATATTCATAGAAATACTTGCTCTTCAAGAACTATCTCAACTAATAACTGCAAATACCCAATTTCAAGAATTTACAGTAGATGTGGATTGGTAGACATTAATTCAATAA